GTTGACAAACGCGCTGCAACGAGTGCAGGAAGCCTACGCCGTGCTAGACAAGCGGCCTAGTATCGTCAAGGAGTGGATGGAGCTTCGCCTTCCTAACCTCACTTCGACGCACCATCACGGTGCGAAAGACTATGGAGGGTATCGCGCCGGTCGGGAAGCCGGACAACGAGCAAACCTAGACGCAGGCACGCGAAAGAGGTTGACTTAGCATGAAGCCTGAAGAAAAGTTCAGGCTTGAAATCACAGTGATGAGCGCATTCGTTGCCGTGCTACTGATGGTTGACTGCGTGCTTGCAGTTAAGCATAAGTATATCACCATCGGTGTAGTCAATGCGCTCATTGCTCTGATGTTCGCCTGGTTCTCTGTGTCAGACTGGTTTGAGTATAAGCAAGAGAAAAAGGAGTAACTAAAATGCGAGAAATCTTCTTCATGCGCATCAACCCAGATGACTTGCCAGAAAACCTGGCTAGTTGCGTGTATCATACACGTGACCGTACGGCTATCGGACCAACTAGATGAGCCTACAACTCTACCCTTATCAGCGCACTGGAGTCACCTGGCTGTGCGCTCGTAAGCGCGCTTTGCTGGCCGACTCGTGTGGCGTTGGTAAATCAGCCCAACTCATCAACGCCATCAATACTCCATCTGCACTCATCATCTGTCCTGCGTCTATCAAGTACAACTGGATGCATGAACTTCAACTCTGGGACTCTCCACTCAACACCACCATCATTAAGTCCAAGTCCGAGTTTAGTTTTCCCCTACCGGGGGAAGCCGTAGTTTCAAACTACGAACTAGTCAACCCTGCCGTCATCGACCCAGCAACGCCTACAACGCTCATCGTTGACGAGTGCCATTGCTTGCGCAACCGTGATACCCAAAAGGCTAAGCGCATTCGGAAAATCGTAGAGCGTTTGCATCCTGACTCTTTTGTATACGGCGTGACTGGCACGCCGATGGTCAATCATCCAGGCGAGCTTTGGGCTGTGCTCTACTCGCTTGGCCTAGAAGACCAAACCTGGCCTCGTGAGTATATGATGCAGCTTGACTTCAATGTGGATCGCAAGCCGCATGCTAAGTGGGGCTTCCCTTCCACTGCTGCTCTTACTACTCTCAATTCTGTAATGCTTAGACGTGAGACTGAAACTGTCTTGTCTGACATGCCAGAACGCCGCTGGCGAACCATTCAAGTTGACCCAGATTCTATCCTCAATTACAATAAGCTCGAGCTCTTGATGGATGATGCATCCGACAGGCTTGAGCAATACCTCGCACTGCAACCACCAGACAAAGAAGTCACGAATCTTCCGCCTATGCCAGAGATTGCGCGAGTGCGAGCACAGATGGCAATGGCGAAGCTCCCTGCTGCTGAGCAGATTATTGAAGATCTTGAAGCGCAGGGCGAGCAGCTTGTGGTATTTTGCGCTTACAAGGAGCCGGTTGAAATTCTTGGCAAGCGCGAAGGCTGGACGTACATCACCGGCGACGTTAGCGACACCGAGCGTCACAAGCGCACGATGGCTTTCCAAGCTAAGCAGTACAGGGGTATCGCTCTCACCATCGGTGCCGGACGTGAAGGCATCAACCTTCACTCCTCCAACCAACTCTTGTTCATCGATCTTGACTGGACTCCCGCAGCCAACATTCAAGCCGAGGGTCGCATCTATCGTAATGGACAGCGCAATGCTTGCCTGTACACAACGCTGGTGATTGACCATCCGCTTGATCGCAGGCTCGCTCAAATCCTGTGGCGAAAGGAAGTGCTCTTCCGTGCTACCATTAAAGAAAGCCGAGGAGCAGCAGCATAGTAGTAATAATAGGTTGAGCGATCAACCTAAGCCTTCCCCCAGTAGGGAAGAAATTGATTCGTTGGGCGAGAAGAGCCCAAAACATGTGTCTTGCTCTCCTCTTTCCGCTCACTCGCCTAAATATGGGTATCGCTGCCGCAAGTGCAATACGCAAACCTTCATGATGATGGCTAATGGTGGCAGGCTCGTTTTTGTGGAATCAGACCAGCATAGATATAAACCAGCCTCGCATGCCGTCCCCGAAGCCTGCGACATTTTGACTGATGGTGGTAGTATTCTTATAGGTATTCGGGATGATGAGCGAGGACGAATCGTCGGACGAAAGCTGCACAATTGCGGCTATCCGTAAGGAGATCCGGGTATCGCTGCCATATAAGTTCAGGTTTGCAAGGCGTTGCTTTCTCGATAAAGCAACAACGATCTTCGATACTGATACCTTCAGCACCACGCTAAAATTAGCCAAGCGCCTAACTGCGGCTAAGTTCCGCAGTATCTTGGGAGGCGGCATGGCACTCGTCAATGACTACTCGACCACGCATATTGTTGTCGAGATCTTGAGACAGCACGCCGGTCAGTGGATGTCGAAGAAGCAAATCATAGATTGCATCCCGAAGCATATTATTTTCGCCGACGACCACTGGCGCACCGCATTGAAGTACATTCGCAGCAATAAGAACGTTGAAGCCGAAGGGAAGAAGTATCGCTTCAATGGGTGAACTTACAATTCGCAATAAGTCTGGACAAGCCATCTGCACAGTTGATACATATAAAACAGACGTGCATGGGATTGTCGTTCATGTAATCCCACAAACGCCATGGTTGTATACAGTCTCGCATATTAGTGGATTGAACTTCGGAGGGACGTTTGCTAGTATTGATGAAGCAAGAGAAGCCGTCGCTGACCATTTCCAGAGAGAAACGAGAAGCATTGATTGGATGGTCAACGTAAATCAGTTAAGGCAGAATCAGAGGGCGTATATAACTTATCTGAGTTTCAGAGAGAGGTACACAATGGGTATCGCTCAGAAGAGCGTTCAAGCCCTGAAACGACTTACGGAAATATAGTTAGCATTTCCCAACCTAGCGAGAGAGGCAGCAACTCTAACCTCCGCTTTAGGTCGATGGCGCGACTATGAACCGCTGGTATGATGATCAGTGCATTAAACGAGCAAAGCTAATCCATTCTATAATTTACGCTGTCTAGCATTTCTCAACTAGCGAGACAGGCAACAACCAAGTCAAATCTCTCACCTTGACGGCACGAGGGTTTGGTCAGGTTCCTCTGTGCGCGTTGTAACTCCAGCTTGTCTCGCTTGTTCTTTCAACTACGTAAATCTCAATACATCTCAATCCATGCGATCCTGACGAGCATTCCTCCTCGTCAGGAATAATGGCTGGACCGAGGTATATCCTTGGCTGGTCTTGAATGGCTCGCCTCGTGTCCGCTCTAGCACAACAGTATGTCCAGCCTTGCTCACAGCCTCATTAACCATCTCGCGTGTCACATGCACATGATGAAACTCAATCCCGTCATCATGCGCATGCTCACTCACGCAGCAATTGAATACGGCCCGATCTCCCGTACGAATGAGATTGCTAACTAGGTTTACCCATCCGTTGAGCGAGAAGTGCTTGAAAAACGCCCAAGCGATAACCCAGTTTGCACGTCGCATCATATAATCAGGCACGCCATCGTGAATGTCGAATTGGTCGAACCTGAAATCATTGCGTTGGCAACGTGCGCGAGCAATGCTAATAGACTCAGCATGATTGTCGATGCCGATATACCTGAGATTCCTGGGTAATAGTGACGCTAGAATCCCAGTGCCACATCCAAATTCATAGACTGTCTGCATACCAGCACGTCCGCACTCGTACAAATCACGGACAAGCACAAGCGCAGGCCATTCATGTAGCCGCGAGTCGAGCGAGGCTTTCTCTTGGGCAGCAAGCCTCTCAGCAGTGAGCCAGTTTGAATAGTCAAGCTTTTTCTGGGTATCGCTCATTACAGAATCCTCCTGAACGCAAAACTCAGCACTTCTTCCCGTCCGATTTGAACTTCTTCATCATTAACCTCAGCAAGATCAAACCCGAACTCACGCATCATCCTAATTAACCCACGCTCTGAATAATAATATACATGCTCCATTGGCTTAAAGTGCTTGGACACCCTACATTTATCAGGTGCCTCAAAAATTGGCAACGACATGAATACCATATGTGAAGCCTGCCTGAGAATCATTTCAGGATCAGGCAAATGCTCCAATGAATCCCAGAATGAAATGTGCCGCCACTTTCTCTTATATGGATCAGCAAACCATCCATTCTCAATTAGACGATAGCACGAGAATGGATTAACGTCGTATCCATACACATTATTGAATCCCAAGGAACGCATATGCTGAACAAAAGCACCGTAACCAGCACCAAAATCAAGCAACTGGAATTCTGGTGTAGTGCTATTGGCTTCTCCACTCCAATGACGTTCCACTAACTTCCGTCGAGCCTCAATTAACTTATACCCAATCTCACTCGCCGCCCTATTCTCATACTCTTGCTGGTAATCTTCATTGTACGGCGTACTGCCAGCGCCCTGCGGATCAACATACCCAATCCCACGATCATAGAACCACACCAAATCCCCACTTCGCAGTAGCCCCTCTGCGCGCTCGATCTTCATGGCCGGATTACCTCCAGCATTTGCTTGACCGCTTCCTGTGGTGTCAAACTAGGCGAGCCATAACTCAGCGTGCGATATACCTTCAATTGCTCTGCTGACTGCCAACTGTATTGCATCATTGGATTGAAATTTTGCGCAGTCAATCCCATTTCATCTTTAATTGGGAAGCGATTGTCTGCCCAGAACATGACTGTTGGGCAATTAACTGAAATAGCTACAATCCCACCACCAGAATTCAACCCCATCCATCCTCGTGCTTTCATAATCATGTATATGTACGATGCCATATCCGTCTTGCCGACTGCATTGAAATATTGAGCACATTCGTATGTTTTCAAATACCCTTCTACTGACTTCATATAATTCACATCATCAGCAGTATTCGCACCGACAAATGTAGGAATGATGTTGTATTTGTTAAACTCAAGCACAACCAACGCCCACAATAGCGGACTCCACCAGTCACGGTGGAAGCCATAGTTAGGGCCAATGCCGCTTGGGTATAACAATACCGTCCTACCATGAGGCATCAATCCAGAACAACGTTGATGAACATCAGTCGGGAATTTGTAAGCCAGCGTATACTCAGTCGCTAGCTCGGGCATCCAATCCTTGATATGCTTACCAGCCTCGACATGAGCATTCGCTACAAAGACAAATGAAAAGTCACGCCAATTCCGGCTGCCCCGCAGCGTGGCATACTTCGGATCTTTATACGTCCCTGGAAGCTCACGTATAATATCGTAAGGCGCACGGTTAGATTGGTATGCTTCATCAACCACAGAGAGCAACTTCAAATACTCAACCGTCTTATGATTTGGACTTTCATTCACATAGCAATGCAACGGCTTGCCTGGGTAGAATGCTCGCAAACCAACAAACTTTTGAGCGCACCAATGCACGTCACCAATGCCTAACGGAAGCGCAACGCTAATCACTCTCATGGCAGCGGCTTCCGCTTGTTGACTAGCGAGTTGCTTGGCTTGCGCCTTAGCGGCAACTGCGGCCCGACGCTCTTTCTGCTTTCTAGCAATAAGCGAACCAGTATAGACAACTGGATAGGACTTACGATTGCGCTTGCGATGCACCATCTTCACTGGGATGGTCATTATTAGTCTCGTTCGACCTGACTGACCCGCGCTTTCGTTCTTCGTATTCCTTCCAAGTTACTGCTCGCCTTAGTAATTCACGTCCAGCCTTGTCTTTGTAAATCTCAACATGCCGATACTTACGTTGCTTGCCATTTGTACCATGCATCCCACGCTTGAGCTTACGAATTGAATTACTCATCACTCACTGCATTTAACCCTATAATAATGAGGCTCACAACCATTTCCATTGCAACGACTGCAGGTCTTGACTAAACCAATGTCATCCTTGCAATTCCTACATCTTGGAATAGCCAGCATGATTTTATCAATTTTCTCCTCAAGGGCATATAAATCTCCATCGTTATCAATTTCTGAATCAATGTCACTAAACATCACGATACGATCGCAAGTGGTATCGCTGATATGCCCAAGGGCTGGCTGAATACCAGGCCGCCTCACTTTCCATAGCACACCACCATGTTCGCGAATCAAATCAGCTTCATCATGAAAGCGTACGTCAGTGACGACAACGCGATGCCCGCGAACTAGCCATCCAGCAATCTCAAACCGCGCTTGAATAATGAACGGACTATTCAAATGCTCACGGCAAGCAACCCCAAGATTTTGCAATAACTTACGCCCAGCCTCATCTTTATTGCCATCCCAACCGACCTTCTTAGCGATTTCTCGCAGAGGATCAGCAAGAGAAACACGCTGATACCCAAAACGCCGTAATGCAATAGCAACAGAATCTTTGCCTGTGCCAGCATAGCCAAGCAGGCCGATTAATCTTGGGCGGTATACTGCTGTCATATTTCTAATCTCTTCCCATTGCAATCGAAACTGGATTCTCTCGCCTGCGCTCAATCTGGTGACTAAAAATCTCATCCCAGACAGACGCAATTACTTGCCAACTAATAGACCGCGCCCACTTCAGCGCATTCTGCCTCACATTCTCTTCGTGCTCAATATACTGCTTGCTATACAACTCCAACAAAATCTTTACGCCTTCATTGACATCAGGACGCCGGCGCAATACTTCATTGTCTCTTGTATCAATTCGAATGAAGTTAGGATCTCTCGGGCAATCAACCAAGAACGATCTGTCATGGCTTCCAATTTCAGCGAGTGAAGCATGGTTGCCCAACACCGTCAAGCAACCAGCGCACATCGCTTCTGTTGCCGGCAAGCCCCAGCCTTCGGCAGAAGGCAAGATTAAGCAATCCGCCAAGTTGTAATACTCATTCAGCTCACTCTGCGAAATACTCTTACCATTTGCTGATGTCAGTTTCACGTCAGCCTTATCGAACCCAAGCGATCTAATCATTCTGGCAATATCCCAACCAGCATGTCCCTTGGGTTGAGTATGCAAGAGCAACAACGGACTGCGCCTGCGTGCTTCACTGCCCAACTTACGCAAGAATTCAGCCCAGACAATCAGCACCCAGTCAATAATCTTGCGACGCTGATTTTGTCCGACGTACAATGCAGTAAAAGTATCTAAATCTTGCTCACCATGCGGCGAGAAATAGTTATGCCGAATCGCTTTCTTGGCAGCCCCAGGAAGAGGGAAAAAAACATCTGGCGAAGTGCCATGCGGAATGACGATAGTCTTTAATTCTGGACAAATCTTAGCACACGCTTCCTGCCCCCAGTTGGTGTAAGTGACAGCAACGTCAGCACAAGTCAGAGGCTTCAACCAATCAGCAAACGGAATAGCGTCGATTGGGAAGTACACAACAAGCGCAATGTTGCGTTCCTTGCAAACCTGCGCCACTCGCTCAATGAAGAGCGTGTTATCTTCAAACCTGTGCGAGAGGATGAATGAGTCTTGCATCATGAAAACTAGATCATACTGACGCCCACCATCCTCAAGTAACTTCAAGAATGGCTTCTTGCCGTACAAATCACCTGGGTCCATGCGACTGAACGCAGGAACAATTCTAAACGGGTGCTCATGTGGGAAGCCATCGTAGTTGATTCCAAATACAGTGAAATCATACTTACTATGAAGCTCTCCAATAATACCAGCACTGACATTGCCGAACCCTGACGAAGCGGTTGGCGAATCGCCGTACCATAGGATATGCGGCTTCATGTAGCCCCTTGCTCTTGCTATTGTTGTTACTTGCTACTTGCTACTTCTTGATAAGCGCAGATTCAATATCTTGCTTCAGTTTCTCCACGAACTTCCGTGGGATACAATCTTGATTCTCGAACTTCATCACCTTGATTTGATTCTGCAAAATCAACTTCATTGTAGACTCAACCGAGACATTCAAATACTTAGAAACCTTAGTGACAGGCCACATACCAATAGGAATAACATCACTAGCAACATCAGCATCATCGCCAGCGTTCGCGTTGATTTGCTGCTGACGTGCTGCGCGGATACGGTCAGCAATCTTTGGCTGTCCCATGCGCTCCTTGATGGTAGCAAAAATAGGATGCGCAGCAATCTCAGCACCAAGCAAGCACTGCAAACACATGCTGATATGATTGCGCGTGCCACCAAAAGCAAACGTGACGTAAGTAATTGGAACCTGCTTGTAATCACGCTCGCACTTAAAACACCGAAGCTTGTAATAGCGCGTATCTTTCTTCGGTGGAGGAGCAGATGGCGCAGGCGTTGGCGCGGATGCGGTGCCAGCAGGAGTTGCAATAGCAACAGCCTTCGCCGAGGCTGCATTAGTTGTTGCAATCGTAGTCTTCTCTTGCTTATTCTCAGCCACCGCTAGCCTCTCTTCTCGCTATCGTCAGCCTGGTTCTTGGTTGGCCCAACCTTCTCGAATGCCTCATATGCCAACATATCACGAATGATCTTATAGTCAAACACTAAGAATAGCAAGAAATCCTCAAACGTCATGAACGAGCCATCATGCGCGCTAGTATTCAGCACATGGAAGATGTACTTCTGAAGTAACCCTATGCGAATCGAGTCAGGCTCGATCCTATAACCAGACTCCTCGCCTGGACTTGGTATCGCTACTTCTTTTTGAAGAACTTCTTCCGACACTCCTCGCATCTCCCATCTAAATCAAGCTCACGCCATCTGAAGTTCTTCTTGCAGTTAACACAGTCCTTGAAAATCAAATAACCCTCACTAAACTGGCAATCAACGCAGACAGCCTGATCGCGTTGCCCGACATCGGAAATCTCGACTTGCCGAAACCCACACAAATGATCGCACGCCGAACGCCCACAGTGGATACACACTGTCAATCTTACCTCAAAACCAGCACATACCTCACAAGATATCTCGCTTTGTTTCTTCTCTGTCTTGCGAACTACCTTCTGCGAGCAATCATCAACTTTGTTATATGGATACCTCATACTAGATAACTTGTCAATGGTTTCAGGATCAGTTTCAATCTTTCCACGGAACATCATTTTGATGGTATGGAGATAACGCAACTGATCAGCAGGAAGTTTGGATATTGCTTGCACTTCATCAAATGTATAACCAACGAGCCTGCCAGTAAACTTAGGGTTGTCGTAGCCAATCTTGAGTAAGTAATCACGCGCTTCCTTGAGTCCTTGTACGTCAAGCGCAACAATAATCCTATCATTCAGGATTGCAGAATGAATGACCACCCAACGTGGACTTTCACCTTCAACGCACTCAGCAGCCAGTAGAACTTCATTCCTAGTATTCTCAGTATTAGTATTAGTATTAGTATCCGTCATCCCCTAGCTCCTCATCGACCGCCTCATCCACTCCGTCGAAGTCAATATCAAGCTCTTCATCTATGTTTGTAAGCCTATTCTTGTTCTTGCCTTTCCCGTTCTTGCTTGAAATCTTATCAATACTCACACCCTTGCTATTCTTTACCTTGGACATATACAACCCAGTTGCCCTATCCATGTAATCCAAGTGTAACGAGCTGAACTTTCGCATGAATCTATTAAATCTAGTCGTGCGAATGAAGTTGCCAAACTTGTATGGCGATATTAAGTTGTACGCACGCAATACCTGAATGCATTTAGCAACATCACCATCTTTCACGCCAAGCACAATTGGCAAGTCTGACCTTCTAACCACTGGCTGATGCTTGAGCATAAAAAGCATTGCCATCATAAGCTCATCCGCTTTCATGATAACTTCATCAAGCTCATCATAGTCTGTAATATTGACCTTCATACCTTGCACGGTAGCATACTCATCAAGCTTGAAGTTCTCAGCGGTATAGATTTGCTTCAAGAAATTGGTTGCATACTCAACATGACGCGCTTTGATGACCAGAGCAGGATTGCCAAACTCGGTACTCACATCTAATACTGCAACGGCTGCAGCAATTCGCGCAAGCTTCTTGCGCACGTCAGAAGGATTGACAAGTGGGATGTCATGCGCATCGCCAAACATCATTGACAAATTCTTAGCATTTGTCAATACTGCACTCACTGCTTCGCTCTCATAATGAATATCACGCATATCTAAGTTCCACGCCCAGTAGATCAAAGATCGCAATGTGCTACCAACGATCTTCAAGTTAGATAACTTACCAACATCGTGCTGCAAATTGAGGATATCAAGATCAGCCACGTCCATTGCATTGACAATCACAGCGAAGTCCAATCTTCTCACAACCGCTGGTGGCAGTAACTCCTTGATCGCCTCGCAACCATACAAATACTTATCCATCGTTCCGTCGCCAGCAGGATTAGCAATGATCTGAATGCGTGTCTGAGTTTCATATCCACCAGATGAGATCCTGTCAATCTGCACGAACCCTTCATCCATGCCTTTACTCATGGTGCGAATATCTTCAGCTTGAAGCATATGAGCTTCGTCAATCATGAGTGCTTTGCGAGAGTTTGATGGAATACGCCCGGCTCTGACTTGCCAACCCTTCTGCTTATGCTCAGACAAGCCATAGACCAAACCAGTACGCGAACCAGTCAGTCCAGAGAACACGTCGCCAACACTAACGAAATCGGAAATGCGCGTGTAGGTTTGAGATTTGCCTGCGCCAACGTCACCAACTACTAGCGAGTTAATCCAACCTCGAATGCGCTCGTCGTTGAAATGTAGCCAGCGAGGAGAGAGCAATGTTAGCAATACTGCGAGGATCAACTGAGGTCGCTTGTAAATCTTCACAACGTTAGTCGAAAGGAAATTAACGATGTCGTCGTACTCTAGCCCCTGCAAGTATTCTAGTTCATGCTTATGCTTAGCAAGATCAAACGATTGGTAATCGTCTTCAAGAGCTTGAAGATGCTCAATCAGTAAAGTAATCTGCTGCGTCCGTGGATTGGACGTTACCCAACCGATAGCCGCATACCTACCAAGCTTGGGTCGCTCGGGTGAGGTTAAATAAACTCGCTTCTCTAGTAGTTCATTCCCTTCATTGTCCGCAAGCGTATCGTCGCTAATTGTAAAGCGAGTCGCATCTTGATGGCAGAAGAACTCAGTGATTGTTTCTTTCTCAAGTATCTCAATCGTCGGCCTGGCCCCACGAGAACAACAAAAATCTCGCAGCATATTCATCACTGTGATATCAGTTGCCATACAACTACCAATACGCTCACGCGCATTAGGTGGAATATCATACACACCATTATTCTTCAATATACAAGGACACCGCCCAGATTCATAATTCTTGCAATGTGCAATCTTGAATTTCTTGACAGCATGAAAGGACTCAGATGTTTCACCAGATGCTACAATTATGCAGCGCACCTTTTTGCCAATATATTCATTCTTCTCAACCTCAGTAAAAGAGCTTAGCATAATCACATCGCCGGGAATGCCAACGCCTCCCCCGGTAGGGAAAGAATTGAACTCGGATGAATCTGTTTTGCCTTGGTCCTGAATGAGCTTCTTTAGATCATCGGCAGTCTTCTGACGCTTGACGAAGAAGTCGGTTAGGTCTTTGTCGTCGCTCGTGCCGGCGAGAGGAAGCGTGAGGATCTTGAGCGAGTTGAGCTTGAGCGAGGAAAGGACTGGACCAACAACTTCAACGACAGCCTTCTTGCCCTTCTCATCGCAATCGTAGCATATTATAACATCCCGGCCCTCGAAGAATGGCAGCCATTCAGGCCGGAAAGCCATGCAACCACCAGTGCCAGAGACAGCAAGAAAGCCATGCTGGTATGTGACTAGCGCATCTGTTTCACCCTCGGTAAGAATAATTGGCTCGTCCTTGCGCTTGACAAGCTGGTCGAGATTGAAGAGCCTGATAGGGGAACCGTATGAAATGCGTTTGCCGTCTAGCGTTTCAGTGAAGTTGATGACCTTCCCGCTAGTCCGGTGCGGATCGTACATGCGAATGTTGCGGCAGATTCCATTCTCATCAAGAATCGGAATGGTATAGCGATGCAAGCGACTCGACCAGCCAATCTTGAATTCCTTGATAGTTTCGATGGAGAGCCCACGCTTAGAATGCAGGTACTCAAGACGGTCAGGCAATGACAATAGCCGCTTGTGCCAGCCAATGACAACTTGGATATCTACTTGCCGGTTCTTCTTGGCTGATAGATCATTCTCATCCCTAGCCAACTTTTCCCCTACAGGGGGAGCCGGCTGTATGATCGGTTGATTTGTTTCTGTGGCTTGGCTTGGTTCCGCTTGTGTTTGCGCTTGCTCTTCAACTTGCTGCTCGAATGGCTTTTGCTCGATCCTCGCTACTTCCTCTTTATTTGCATTAGTCCAAATCAACTCAACCTGGAACATCTTCGCCAACGCTTCCAAGCAGTCAATATACTGAATACCGCCATGAGTCTTCGACCAGAAGTCAAATACTGAACCATGTCCACAGCCAGCAAAGCAATTCCAATTACCCTTAGATGGGCCGTCCTCTACACAGAAAGCAAACGACGAATTGTTATCCTCATGGAACGGGCAATAAGCCGACACCCAGCCATTTGCATTGTTACGCCCAGACCGACGAATGTCTCGATAAACCAATTCAATGTCCAAGGCACGCAAGACTTGCTCGCGGAATTGCCTCCACTTTTCCTTGCTTATATCACAAGTGCTCATGCATTATCCGAGTCGTCTTGCGGTCTGAATCCAACATACTCTGGACAGCAAAACCTAAGTCGCTTCGCCATGACCTGGGCAGCTTCAGGGTTCTTATCTATGAGTAAGAAACCCCTGCCATTCCTAACTGCCGCCTCTCCAAGCGTGCCACTAACAGCGAAGAAATCAAGAACAATAGACCCAGGATTACTATGAACCTGAACAATGCGATTCAGAATCCCCAATGGCTTTTGAGTTGCATAACCAGTTTTCTCTTTTCCATTAGTTGGAACAATCGTATGCCACCAAACATCTGTTGGTGTCTTTCCACGTTCAGCTTTCTCTGCTCCCACTAACGCTGGTGCCATGTATGGTATGCGGTCGATTGCATCATAATTGAAAACGTAATTCTCTGGATCACGCGCATACCACAAGATTGTATTATGCTTCGCAGGCCAGCGTGTCCTTGGACGACCACCATAATCAAACGCCCAAATAATCTCGTTGATAAATAAATCGCGTCCAAGCATGCCATCAAGCGCAACCTTAACATAATGAACCTCGTTAGAATCAAGATGCACGAAGAGACTTCCGTCTTTACTCAGGCATCTCATTCCTGCCTCAATGCGAGGCATCAGAAAACCAATGTAATCATCGAAGCAATCATCGTAACTACTACTGGAAATATGCTCAACATTGTATCTCTTATCACCAAATCCTTGACGAATACCTTCTGCATCAGCTTCAACTTTGATTCTATTTCGTACCTGTTTCTTTCCGGTATTGAAAGGTGGGTCGATATAGATTAACTGAGCAAAAGAATCAGGAAGGCTAGACAGCCCGTCAAGACAATCAGCCAGTATGATTTTACGCATCATCATCGTCGTCTTCGTGGTTCAACAACAGTCGCTCAACTAAAGCATGCCGGTACTTCCACGCATGCGCAAGAAACTTTTGCGTAAATTCCGCTCCCTGCTCACGATTACCGACGAAAAAGAAGGGTACATTGTAAACTTGGTTCCAACTAATGATAGCAGTAACAACCTGATCCGGTCGAATGTTAGTAAATCCTGGCGACATAAGCAGCGAGGCATAGGTTGCCTCGACTACGATTGCAGAATAAATAAATTCATCGGTGATACGCTTGAGTTCTTTCTCGAATCGCTCACGGCCTTGACCAACCACGCCGTAAAGATCAGCCTTGGCTTTTCGTTCAACTACGGCTAGCCCAGGCATCTCCTTGACTGAGTAGTCGCCTGTTAGTAAATGTCCAACTTCGGTAGCACAAGTTAGCAATTCTGTATACCCAGCCCTTTGCTCACGGTGGTCAATCAAGATTGTGAACGGGTCGCTCATGCTGAAGAAGACGGGCTAAGCGTTGGTTGGTGCGAGCAATGATGGCAAGACGGTCTTTGGTTTCATCTTCTCTGTAGCAAGTAATGCGGCATCCTAGAAGCGAACTCCACCAAACCCTGCTTCCGAATCCTAATAAACCACGGAAATAGTACTCAACGCAATCTGGGAATGACCAGACAAAGCAATAGCGTTCCTTTTCGTCGGCCTGACATTCTTCAACTAGGATGGTGAAGATTCGGTGAAGGTCTAAGTATGAAAGAGAATGTTGAAAGATGGAATATTGAGCAGCAGCTCCACCACAACGACTCATTGCCATTCCCCATCAGCCATAGTGAAGATGCAGTGAACGTCACTGTATGAAAAACTCATTCAAGCACCGTCACTTTGAAACGGCCGCGCCCTGGAGCATCGTAAATCCTAGCCCAGCGGTCGCATTCTCCTCCGCTACCGCACATCGACCACCGACACCAAGCATGCCAGCACGTCATCCCGTCGAGATCTTCCACTTGCAACGATTCGCAAGAAGCCACCTCGGAGAGAGCAACTTTCTTGCTAACGTGCCCGCAGACAAGGTAGAAGTCTGGATTACCGTAACTCCAGAAGAGCGGTATGTACTCTCCATCAATATATTCACTCATACTACCATTCCTCCTCAACTTTATTCACTCTCTCGCTCACACTCTTAATCATCCCGCACAGGTTCGTATTTCTCCTATCATCCCAATTGATCTTATGGCAATCCTCAATGAATTTATCTTCGCCCACAATGACACACAATTTCTTCGCCCTACTCACTGCAGTGTAGATCCACTTCTTACTCTTCAGAGGATTTGGAAACCCGCTGAACGCGGGGATCACCACATATGGATATTCTGAGCCCTGCGCTGAATGACAAGTAATTGCATACGCATGCTGCAAACTATTATCAACAATACTCAAATTCACAATCCGCTGCGGACAATCGAACCTGACAATCAAGCTCTTGCTTTCATAGTCATACCCAATGATGCACCCAGTGTCGCCATTCATCACATCGTTTTCGTAATCATTCTGCTTGTTGATTATCCTGTCGCCAATATGCCACTTAGAATTTCCAATCTTCTCACCTGCCTGGTTAATCAATGGACGAAAGACTTGGTTGAGCTTATCGACACTTAGGTCAGTACGCGAGCGAACAGGCGTGATGAGTTGGATCTCGGATGGCGCAGCGCCGAATTTACTAGGAATACGTTTCATCACAACATCTTGCAAGGTCTTCGAGATCGTTTCCTCGCCGCTGCACTGGAAGATGAATAGGTCCACACTATTTCCGTTATCAATCTTAGGACGCCAACCGTCACGAATCTTGTGGCAAAACTTAAAGATGTCAGAGCCTTCAGCCTGACGCTTGATTTGGCGAAGCTCAGTGAACGGAATCTTGGCAGACCTAAGCATGTCGGCGAATAAGAAGCCAGCACCAACAGGCGGAAGCTGGTAACGGTCGCCAACAAAAAGCACGCGCGTGGAAGTACGCACTGCTGATAGTAGATGGTAAGCAAGTTGTACGTCGAGCATTGAGGATTCGTCAATAATTAACAAGTCGCAATCAAGTTGGTTGTACTCATTGTACTGGAATTCAAACCTCCCAGTGACGTAGCTGAATGTAGCACCAAGCAAACGATGGATAGTTGAGGCTGGCATGCCAGATAATTCTTCGATGCGCTTGGCAGCTTTGCCTGTCGGAGCAGCAAGCAAGATGCGCTCTTCACTGAATCCTTTAATGATTCTCCAAATTGTGTAGCTCTTTCCCGTTCCTGGGCTTCCCGTAATGATAGACAAGTTCCGCAATCTTACCATATCTACTGCGCATACTTGTTCATCATCCAACCCATCTAAGCATTTCTCATCATACAAATTAACTTCATGTGCATAGTTCAACCCATGCAGCAACTTCGCCAACTTATCTTCAATGGTATACATGAATAACCGATACACCCACTTCTTGCCACCATCATCAAAATATTGCACCAGCCTGCCATCATCAATCATTTCCAACACTCTACATTCAATCAACTCCTCAGCCACGCCCAGCAACTTCTCGCTAACTCCAATCAACTCCTCGAATCCTAGGCAAGTATGCCCGTCGTTATTCTCGCTTTCCTTCATCGCATACATGATGCCAGCCTCAACCCTTGGCCGACCATTCTTATCATATCCAACCTTCATTGCAACTGAGTCCGCAGTCTTGAAACCAATGCCATGAATGGTCGTCAATACATACGGATTCTCTTTGATGACATCAAACGCTTGCCTACCCCACTTCTCGATAATCCCAGCTTTTTGCCTACGATTAATGCTCGTCCCATCAAATAACCCCATCAGGTTCACTTCAAATCCGTGATCTTGTAGATGCTTGGCGGCCTGCTCGCTGAAATATTTGAGCCTGTCAAAGCTCACGCCAGCAACCTTGCCAACCATCTTTTCAGGTTCGTTAGCTAGTATGTTTAATGCATCCTTACCGAAAGCCTCGACCATGCTATGCGCTAACCTCCACCCAATGCCATCGACATTCTCTTGCAAGAAAATCTCAATGCCAACCGTATCGTTCTCTAGCGCACGTTCACAACTCTTGAATTTGAATTCAGGCTCTCTGTACTTGGGGTTAGATGGAGCCTGCATCCAGCCTTCAAACTTATAAATACTCCCAAGCATCGGACTAAAGATTTCACCAACAACCTTACGAATCTCATGACAATTGTCCACGCCCTGGGCCAAGCCAACAAAAAAACCATCTCCCTTGCTGTAGATGGTCTTGATGAGTCGTCCGGTGAATGACTCAAGCTCAGTTGTTAGTTTTGGCTGAGGCATGGAAGGCGAGCGGCGGTTCCGTAAAGTGGAGCGCCTTGTTCTATTGAGAGCAGATACGCAAGCTAGCTAACTAGAACGGCGTATCAGTCGGATCGCTCGGATTGGTTTGCTCTGGGTCTACCGGAGCCGGCCCTTCGTACTTGCTGTACCCAGCGAACGACACTTGCATCTTGTCGTTGCCACGATTGTCCTTGCCCTTCGTGATATCAACAAGGACATACTTGCCCTTCAGTTCATTGCTGCTGAACTTACGAGTACCGCTCGTTTCGCAACCGACGCACCTAGCAAGCAACTTAGCTCGCCCAGTACCAGCCTTGCTGAAGGTGATGTTGTCGAAAAAGACACAGCCCCGGTTGGTGTCGTCACCCTCCTCATCATGCACCACAGTGAACATCAAGCTCCAGTACGGATCGCCCTTCTCCGTCGTCCGGTTGGTGTAAACATCGCTAATCTTGCACAAGTACACGCCAGGATCGAAGATCCTAGTGCCACTAGCCTCATCATGCTCATCCCAATTGATGTCAAACTCTTGCTCGACTGACGCTTCCCCAGCCATCCAGCCTCCCAGCTTGTATATGCCAACCTATTCACTACGACTAGATTGGCGTTTCCTTGTCCATGCGCTCATTGAGTTTCGCCATCACTTGACGTGCATCTTCCTCCGAAAGATCCTTCACTTGCGTGACGTTGTACTTAGCTAGAGACTTCTGCGTATCCTCTTCGCTAATCTTCAACACAGCAAGCATTGCATTGATTGAAGAAACCTGCTCAATAGTAGCGAGCTTGATTGGCTCAGGCTCGCGGAACAAGTCAGTACCAATCGCTTTAATAATCTCAGTAGGCGGCTTGGTGAAATCGTTGTCAACCTTGAACTTCGGTGGGAACCGCCCGGCCAACGACCGATCCTTCTCAACTTGGCAATAATAACCAGTGTCATCCTTTGTAAGATGCAGCACAGTGTCGAACTCATAAACCAAAGACCTGTCGCCGTCGAATGTCTTACCAACCTTTTTCATCATCTCATCACTAGAATCAGAATATAGCGTCTTCTCACGCGCAATGCATACCAAATTCATATCGAGCCGATGCAGAGTAGCAATGAAGCTCTTCAGGTCTTGCTTGATGAGTCTCCAGTCATTGGGTTGAATGTCGTAAAACTCATGCTTGTGCCCAACCACACCAGAACGCCGGAACTTCAAGAATCGCTTCGTCCACTCACGGATCAACATTTCGTACAACACAGTGATTGGGTCGATCACCAATGTTACATAGTTGTGCTTTTCAGTAAGCAACCAGTTTATGTCGGAGAGCGCCTTGCCGATATCCTCGATTGGCGAAACCTCAAAATCAAACTCACCAACGTCAGAATATGCAACAGAACTACGCTCCAGATCCATGACAGCACACTTACCAAGACGAAGCGCAAATGTTGTCTTGCCTGTTCCGCTATCACCATAAACCATCATGCGAATGCGCTTAGGACGCGCATTCGATTTGATAAAAGGACTTGGCTTCGCCATTTCGTTGTGCCCCTTAACTACTTAGACCAGACCGAAAGCCCCTGCAACATCAAGTCAATCGCTTCCTGATGCCGCTTCGTCACGCGATTCTTTCCGCGAATGTCGAGCGCGATATCCTGTGCTCGCTTAGTGAATCGCTCCCGAAGCTCGGTAGTATTCGCATCACCCGGCAAAGACTTACAAATCTCTACAATCTTATCGCAATCATCGACAGCACGCTCTGCCTTGTTGCGCCAGTCAACCTCAACTTCTCCAGACTCACCTTCGCCAGCGTCTTCGCCAGTGTCATCACTATCACTGCCAGCAAACTTCTTCTCCTCGCGCTCTACAACTTCAGGCGTAGGTCGTGCTGGAGAATCCTCGGAGTAATTTGCAACCTGTGCAATCCGATTGCGAAGCTCAAGAGCTAGCATGCCCTGGTAAAGAATATCTTCGTAATGCTTTAACTCAAGCGTAGCAGGCGAGGGATTCTCAACTCCAGTCGCAGAAATAACAAACTCCTTGCGTTGTTCTTGCGTGAGATTCAGCTTGTCAAATACTGCCTTCACTCGGACCCTAAGCTCGTCCTTGGTGTAACTCTCACCAAGATTGAGCATGAGCCATTCCTTATCTGGGTGTAATGAATGAATGTCAGTTGTAGTTGTTGACGCAGGCTCAGATACAACACCCTCAAATGCAGTCTCGCACTCTTTTTCATTGGCAATGACATCTAGTGGTGCCGCAGCGCATCCAGCCTCAACACCGTCCATTGGATGATCATCATGAGCTTCCTCAATTTCCCCGATCTCAAACTCACTGCCATGTTCTGCAACTTCGCACATCATCCTACTCTTCAAACACTTATCAACTTGGCACTCCAACCTTACATATATCCTAGAACGATCACCACCGACCAGCTCAACTCCAGCCGGAATCTCACCATACTCCTTGATATACTTGTGAATCTTAGCAATCTCAGGTTCAATCTTCAGCAACTCATTCTCTCGACCGTTCTCTGTAACCCATTGAATAAATGTTTTCAAGTCCTCGACAGCTACACTCTGCGGCATTCGACGCTTGAAAACCTTACCAGCAGGTAATTCAACTTTCCCGGTCTTCTTTCGAACGTCAAACCATCTCGAAATAATCGCAACGTAGCGGTCAATCTCTACGCCAACTCGATTGACAAACTCATCACGCCTAGACTTATACTTGCCAATGACAGTATCATACATATCCAAAGCTTCGGTAAACCTACTCACTCTAGCATTTAGAATCTCAATCAAGTAATTTATTTGCTCTTCGGTAAGCGTATCAGCAGATGTTGGATTGCGAATGGCTAAATCAACATCGAACCCGTAGATATCTTTGGAATCATGCATGTCATTCAACCCAGCAAGCGCAACTGCGAAATCAGCCACCTACTTTTCATCCTCCTTCATCGTCAATGCCAACTCTCCAGACCATTCATTGAAATGAACCTTCATACCATTCAATACACTCGGGATGATCCAGTGAATCAGATGCTTCACATATTGCAACGCTGCGACAGCAACGTCAATCTCGCACTCATTGAGCGGAAGATACATCACCCTCGGGCCATCCTGGCAACGAAGAGGGGAGATGTAACTGTAGGTAACACCAACACGCCACGTCTCTTGATATTTCGCCCACCAAACGCAATGGATATTATGCCTGAAAGTCCAGGCCAGTAAATCTGCATCAATATCGTCGGGATAACATGCGCACTCAACGAATGCCTCCCGGCTCAATAGATCGCTCTCGACTGTCTGCACTTGCAACAGGAAAGCGGTAATTGTATCGTAGTCGCCGTCGTTCCAGTCAATCTCTGGCACGTCTTATCTCTCCACACTCCGCTTGTCCATCCATCTACCCATCCATCAAGCGGGTACTAAAACCGTACCAAGAGCTAAACAACCTGTCAAGCGCACGAAAAGACACACCGCGAATCAAAAATTAGAACCATGTCAGATCGGCAAGTGCTACTGACAAAGACACACTTCCCACCCCGACCCATCGCTGGGGCGAATGGACGAAAGTTGACAGACCGGTGCGAGTTTGACAAAAAGGACTATGAAGAGGAACTAGATAACAATTAGATAAACTTGCCCCTGGCAAGGGGCCTTTCCAGGGGCAAGACACTACCGATTGCGATGGCGAAGTACCGCAACCGGAGTGTTTTAGGCTGTAGCTACCAGTGTTGCAATTGCCTTTGCGCCGCTAAGTAGCGTCCGCAAGAACTCCTCTTGACTCTTCGCGCCAGCTTCTTTCATCTTGGCAAGTAGATCGTCAAGAACATCATTCGGCACAGGCTTGTTCATTGCCGTGACCTTGGGCGCACTGCTGACAACAGCATCAATCTTGCTGCCGTACTCTTCAAGAATGCGCCGCTCTTCATCGCTCATAGGCATGGCTGGCTTACTCCTCGCTCTCCATTGCTTCGAGTGCCTTCTTGGCTGCCTTCTCTTCGGCTTTCTTCTTCTGGTGACTTCGATACATCTCCAATCCAGTCACACCAAATTCTCGTAAAGCCTCAATATGCGCAGCAGTGAGCTTACCCTGGCGTTCCCACTCTTCGTACAATCCACCAGAAGCACGCACATAGTTTGTATATAGACCATCAATATCCTGCATTGCTTCCTCTTCAAGCAAACGCAATGCAGTTAGAGCTAAGTTCTTCTTGGTGATATACGCCTCGGCAAACTCAGCAGATACCTTGCCATCAGCACCCTGCGCCTTCTTCCAACCCTCCTCCCACACTTCAACAACACGCTGCCGACGTGCGGTGAAATCCTTGTCACAGAAATCCTCAGCAATATACTTGAGTTTCAATACCTCTTGATCGCCAGTCAATTTGACTTGCGCTGCTTCCTTGGTCGGGCCAGTGACGCACCCAGTAGAGAGCAAAACAAGTGCGGTGATCAACCACGCTGCCCCCTGTAGGAGAAGATTGAGTTTGGGTTGAGGAGAGAGGGGCCGCCCGAAAAGCGTTCTCATTGCTCGTCCGTCCTTACGTTATTCCTTTGCTCTTCATCAACTGACGGAGCTTATTGCCATTTCCTCAAATCGCCTTGCCTCTGTACTTGCACATCGAGAGCAAGGCTGGCTGCTTCGTCAATTGCTCGTCGCTGTAGTAACACGCTCCATTCCTGAATCGACAATAAGCTTTCTTATCGTGGCACACACGAAACGCATTCTTGATGATGCGATTCAAGGTCGCAGCGTGTGATTCAATAACTTGAATTTCTTCTGGCGTAAGCGGAATGACTTGCTTGGTGTCGCGCGCCATGAAAACCTCATAGCTACGCAACGTTAGTTTCATCAAGGCGTACAAATCAACGTCAACAACTAGGGCCTTCATTTGATTGCTTGCACGTTGCTCGGCCTGCTTCGCAGTCTTTAGTTGAAGCTCATCTGGCTCCAATGCAACCCGCTCAGATAGCCTTTGCGCTTCTGCGTGAAGCTCGGTAGCAACGCTCTTGCTGTCGGCGACCGCCTTGCGCAGCATTTCGCTGACTTCTAACTCGCTCACGTTATTGCTTTCCATTCTTCGCCCCTTGACTAGCCGATCCCACTCTCAGTGCTGGAGATAATATCATCAGCGCAGCACGTGCTCGTTACTGTTGGCTCAATACCTTCAGCAAGTTTAGCCGTATTCAATGCCGTAATCACGCACCGCATAATGCAATGCATTTTGTCAATCTCAAACCGCAAGCAATTAAACCTATCAGCAAGAATAATAAACCTCTCCTGAATAGTCGCCAATCCAAGCTCAGCACAAGTAATTGGACCGCAGCCCTCTGGAATCGAACAATTCGGACCACCGAATCCCTCAACCAAGCAATCAAACCCAAACGCATCAACACGTTCGTCTAGCGTATCATCATCATCAACCGGAGTAGGCAAATCACATGGCTTTGGATTAATCCCACACACCGGCACCCAACAGCGCAGTTGCCGGTTGAACATCATTGCGCCAGTAAAGAATTCTCCTCGTAGATCACCCCCAATCTCAAAATCAGTCTCAGCCCCGCGCGACATTACGCGATACTTCACTGGATCAAAGCAGTCTTTCGGAAATTCATCGCCAGAATCTTTACGAAAATTGATTGGCCCAGTATGGAGCTCGTTCAGCCAATAGTGGGCAGAGGTGCGTATCTCGCCGCGCCCATGAACCAAGTCCGAGTTTGGTTCAGTTGGCTCAATTAAGTCTGATGCCTCTCCTACGACACCAATCCCGAACCTGTCGTTCCAGATGCGAGGCTCAACACCAGAATCTACAGCGTCAGCAGGCTCAGCAATCGAGATATGAATAATATCTGACAAACGAGCTAGGGCACCGACGGACTCTTGGTTGAGTCCCGGTCGCTCTTCTTCGCCTTCAACAGTACGCAATTCATCAGGCAGATGAGTTTCGCTCTCAAATGAGAAAGGAATTGGCCTGCCATGCCGACTGACAGTTTGCGTGATGTACCCGTGGTCGAGATCCAAGGACAATCGTTGTGGACCACGGACAAAAGATTCAAGCTCAGCTTGCAGCGTACCTGCTACTGGATCATACAAGTCTGGTGTATCTAATCTATCAGTCACAATTAGCGACGTATGCCTAATCTTGAATAAGTCGGACAGCAAGCCATAGAACCTCTTGCTACCTTCGTAAATCTCCTTCGAGTTCTCCATTTAATCATCCTCACATGGTGCTTCAAACGGAGTCGGGTCAAATGTCGTAGCCCATGTCTCAGCCTCAATCTCCTCAATGAAGAAACTAGCAATCAATCCAGGTACGACGATAGGATAGTTGTCTTTAGGCAGCCATTCTCCATGGTCGCAGACCATTGGAATGTATGGCGTAGAATCAGCTACGTCATGCAATCGTTGAGAGATTACACGCTCGATGATGTCTGCAATTTGGCGTTCGTCTAGTGGCATTTGCTTCGCCTACTTCCTCAACGTGCTATTCGTGCTTCGCCGAATCGCCCTAGCCATAGCCAAATCCTTAGTTCCGCTAAGAGCATCAAACGCCCCACTACCAAGAACAGCCCTATCCCTAGCTCGTTGCACTGCCAAGTTATTACCACGCACGTTGAATGCTTCAGTCTCAAGCGAAATCTCAGTGCTCATCGTAGTGAAGTCAAACCTAATCGCAACAATCACAGCCAAGAAGTCTGTAATCCTTCCTCTCAGCCCAGCAACCCTATCACCCAATCTGTAGTCCGTGGTAATCGTTGGAATCGTCACCCTGCCAGCGGCGCGCAAGAATGCCGAACCATCAATTTGTGTGGTCATAAACTCAAGCATCTGATCAGATTCATCAACATCTTGCAAAATCTCAGTAGATGGCGGAACGCCACTCCCCTCGCCACCAGGATGAATTGGATCATCACTTGCCCGGGAAGGCGGAATATACTTGCGCGCATCCTCGGCCAGAATCTTGCGAAATTTGAATCTACTCCCATCGAACTTACGACGAGCGAAGAAGAACCTGCTCAAATCCTTTCGAATATACTTTACTGCGCCTTGATCATGCTCACAGGTTGCAAGTGCAATCGGAGGGAATGCAAACATCTCCTGGCGCTCTGCATCCCAAGTAAATCCATAATACTCAAGGTTCCCACCGTCGATTCTAATTCCACCAATGTTCTTCAAGAAATGCGTAGCACCCTGCTTGCCGACGAATGGATAATGCTTGCTGCCTCCTTCGTCTTCTTTCAAGAAAGCGCCAGGCCCTAGTGAGTCCAATGTTGCACGAAGATCCGAAGTCCTAGACTTGTCAGAGGATTCATTAGTCTGCGCTGGATGAAACTTCCCGAAGAACACAACAGGACCGTACTGCTCGCCAAGCTCATCAGTTTGGTTATTCCGTCCCAAGAATGGACGTGGCGCAATGCAGTAAGTAGAACCACCGATCTTGCCAAACCCGATCTTGTTATAACCGTAAGGCGTTCTCGCAGCACCAGTAACAGACTTCCCCCGCCCGGCTTCGTCAGTCACCCATTTGCGACCGAAATCAAAGATCGCACCTTTCTTGGACTTCATCAATGCCTTATCATCAACTGTAAGTGCGATTGCAATTTTCTTGCCATCTTGATGTCGAATCAAGCGCAACCCAGTGAAGTCACCCTTGAGCTTGTAGATTGTGCTCTCGTGTGTGCCTTGTGGTTGCGCGACTACATCGAACTCTTCGGAAGGCGACTGTCTGAGCACGTCTACGAAAATACGATGAACCCTATCACTCCATCCCTTTCGAAGTGGATAGATTTGCTGGATGCGCTGCCGCTCAGTAACTCCAATGAAAGCGTCGATAATACCCATATGGTTGAACACAATCTCACCAGCCGAAACGTTCCAACTTGCAGTAACTAATTCAGGGAGTGTAACAGCTTCGTCTGGAGAAAGCCCATCAGAGGTATCTTCAAGATAGAAGAAGTTTTTGCCACGTCCAACACCACGCCGCCAAAAGCGAAGCTCAGCCTCAACCGGGTCAAACCACCAACTAAATCCAGCAGCGTCGCAAACAGTAGTAAACGCCTCCATACCATTTTCACCTTCTACACTTATATTAGTTGGAAACTCATCATCGAGCCCTTCACCAGCGCCAAGGCCAACGAAATCAGGATTCAGGAATGCCGGCAATGGTGCTTCGTCTTCAAGCAAATCGTCAATCGCCGAAACAGGGGGCTCAACCATGTACAAATACAAATATCGTAACATCTCATAAGCAGACCAACGAATGCCACGGTCCTTGTCCGCATCGTCCTCTTCCCCTTCAGGGGCAAATGGAAAGCAGTCGAAGACAAATGGTTGCTCGGCTGAAAAGCCGGTAATCTTACGAGCATTACCGCGAACTTTGTTGACCTCGTTAGTTGGCTCGTCTAGCCCTTCGATATTCTTTTCAAGTTCCTTTGGATTGAATAAGCACGGCAAGCCAGATAAGAAGTTCAATCCTCCATACGGCCCGCTTTTTGTTTCTAAACCAGTAGTCTCATCAACCCCAACAGCGAGTTGACCAAAGATTGCCTCCCTAAACATATCGTAACGCAAATCAACCGCCATCACATCAACAGTCTCGCTATCAGGATCACTCCAAGTGTGGGTGATGTTCAAGATTCTTCCATGAAAGATATCAACAGAGGAAGAGTGAACACCTTCTGGCCTAACACGAATGATAAGGCGATCACCAACAGCGATTGCAGATTCGTCAGAAAGGCCAGAAGAGAAGCCAACGCGCTTCCCATGCAATCGAACGACGGCACGAGAGAAAGATGAATCACGCGCCCATTCAACACTGAGAACTTCAGAGCGAATGCCGAAGGTTGTAGTAGAACTTTCAGGCATGACAATGCTAACATGAGGGAGTGCGACCCTACAGTTAACGGTGTCTACTGTAAGGCCAGGTATAGCTTCGACCGACGACACTAGACCAGCATCCCACTCAGAGAAATCAGATCATCGGGACTTGAGGCATCACTTGTCACGAACACCACCGGATCGCTCTTTTCTTCTACGCCGCTCTCGCTCTCCACCCTAACTGTCACCTTGTAAGTATCCTCAGCAAACAACCCAAGGCTCACTGAAATTGCAAATGGCCCTTCAGTTCCTAATGTATGTGCCGGGATCGTGCCTACTTCCGTTGGCGGATCATCGAACGCAAACTCATCATCTTCAGGCACCAGATAGAAGTTCAAATACTTACCCTTAGAGCCCTCGTTCCTCGGATCGTAAATCACATCAGCAATGATTTCGCCACCAGCAGCAGCACGGGCGCGGAAGAATGCAACAGGGTTAGGCAATGAACCAACAATAGCAAGCGGCACACCTTCTAGTCTAACCTCAGCACGCCTATCAAAGTTATCATCCTCTTCAGGGTCAATTCCTGTCTTGGTTGTTCTAACCACGAACACCCAATCACCTTCAAATACAGTACCAGTCGCGGTTAGCTCTGTTCCCGGAACCGTCGCCCAAGGTACATCTTGGTCAATGAACCCGGTGCCACTATTAGCATAAACATTGTACTCAGTTGGCGAAGGCGTGGGTGATGCATCCCACGAAACCTTACCAACCGTACTGGAGAGCAATTCGAACTCAACGGGCAACCCAGGTGGTTCAACAAAGTCTGGAACTATAACAGTTACAGTTAATACTGACGTGAACTGATTGCCAAGGGCGTCAACAGGGTCCACCCTGAATTTCCACGTACCGGGCTCAAGGTCATCCGTAACAAATCTTCTAGTATTTCTATCTACCGTCGTAATCAGTGTATCAATTACTGGTGAACCAGATCCATCATTAGAGTAAATCTTGTAAGACTGCACATCGCTGTCGTCTAGCGACGGCTCCCAGTTTAGCTCAACTCTACGCTTACTGAAGTCTTCCAAGAATTGCCTAAGTATATCTTCGGGCTCATCGCTATTCTTAGGACCACTACTAAGGATCTCAACGAAATGCCTATTGCTATCAAAGATTGCAAACTCACTGCGCACCTTGCCGAAATACTCAACAGTGAACCTAGTACGGTTGACAAAGATATGCTCGCAGCTTTCAGTTCTTCCATTCTGCGGCCAGAAGATTTCAAATCTGTTAGTCCCAGGCATGCGACGAATATCTAAGATACGCTCGGGCTGCTTGCCTCCGAGGTAATTGCCTAAGAATCGACCAAGCTCAACCATAATAGTCAGTCTTATTGGCTCAATCCTAACACAATGCGACCAAGGCGCGCCTCAGCAGTTGTTGTGCTTAGCGTAACCTTCAACTCAATACAAATCACTTCACCAGGATCGTAAGTCCCGGAAGGTGTGAGCAGCACCATTTCGAAATCCTCAGATACGGAAGGAATGATCGAAGTTTCATCAATGCCTACATCGGGCGTACCATCCTCACCGAAAAGAGAAATGACCATCTCATCAGGCGTACCAGACTTATAAGAATTGATTCCAATAGAATCCAATGAATCCATGCGCTTAGGAAGTTGATATTTAAATTGAATGATAGCGCTACCAGTCGCAGCAATTGGTTGAACAATATGATAGTATTGCTCTCGGGCTTCAATCGCTTCACGACCATAAGCAATTGCAATGGGTCCATCACCAAACTCAACAGCTTGCGGATAGACTGGATGAATTGGGTATTCGTTGAAGAGCGAACCACTGCCTACAGTCGGAACAACTCGCTCAATATCAGAAACACGCGCCGCAATGTCATCAAGCGCATCTTGAACGTTGGTAGGATCAGGAGCATCCCAGTCAGCAGGTACTTCAGGAGTGTAGGTAATCCCGGAAGCAGTGCCAGCACCAGAGCCAACGAGAAGAATGAGATCGTCAAGGGCTTCTTGAACGGTAGTAGGGTCGGGGTCAGGCCACGCCGCAGGAGAAGAAGGCTCATAAGCAGTCCCCGATGCTGATATGCCAGCAACAGTGAAAAAGATGCGCTTGTCTTCAATTTCGGTAATCTCAAATCCATCATGTGTTACCGAGCAGACCGGAAAATGCGCCCCGGAAGGGAAAGAATCACCTTGCTCAAGCACGCCATCAACAGTGAGCCAAATTGAAACTGACCCAGTTACAGTGATGATGTCGCCAGGGAAGTCGATCTTCTCTAATCCGAAGAATGTTGTACCACTACCAACTGTTACGTCTTCACCTTCAAACGTAGACTCAAACTTCTGGAATGCCCCAAGATTTGCTGCAATGGCTCCAATCTCATCATGGATATCATTGATATCTCGACCGTTGATGAACTTTTCGGTAGAAGAAACAGCATCACGAGCTTCGCTCTTGGTTTCAAGAACCGGGATCTGTCCAGGGAATTGAGACATTGGAGATTACCTAGCCTAACTAGCCGCCAACATCAGCGAGTTGTGCAAACTCCATTTGATATTCTACATCAATCTCACCACTGGTAGCATTACCAAGAAACCGCGTCCAGCGCACTGAGATAAGACGCACCTTTTCAAACGTTCGATCCAATGGAGGAATGATGAGAGTGCCAATTGCAGTATCTGCCATCGCTTCAAATGCTTTCATTTTCGCAGTAGTTGTAGAGCCAGCACCAGTAGTAACGCCACCTTCAAGGATGCCGCGACAAGAGAAACGTCGTACAGTCTTGCCATGATGCTGAACAAGCGTCCCATCGAACCCTGGAGGGTGAATCTCTTTGACGGCTCGCTCGAAAGAGCCAAACTCAATCTCGCCGTTTTCGAGTTCAGCACCACGGTAAGTTGGACAGTCAGCCATGAGATTAGCTACCGACTAGTGACTAGCGACTACCACGAGGCTCATCAACTCCAAGCGCAGCACGAGTCTCAAATACAGAGAAGTTGCTATCATTGAAGTAGTTGTTGACAATACGATTGTCGAAGTTAGAACGGAAATCAGCAGAAGTGCCAAACTTCTCGAAGAGAGCCTCAAGACGTGAAACAATGGTGCGAAGAACAGTATCCTCTTGCTCTTGAGTTGTTTGCCCTTGGTTGCGCTCAAGGTTGGTAATCATCTGCTCGATGACAGAAAGCTTACCAGTCAATTCAGCAGGCGCAGCACCACCAGCAACAAGACTATCACGAATAGATTGAACCTTAGCGAATAAGTCTTCTTGAATGCCAAAAGTTGAAGTAAGCAAATCAATAGTGTTGGCAAAAGCGAAGCCAGTTGGCGTTGCCACGGGAGGAGCAAGTGCAGCAGCAGCGGCAGCAGGGCTAGTGATAGTGCTTAACCTGTTCTGAATATCCTGAAGCACGGCAGTCTGGCCTACGGGACCAGCAAGACCAAGGTTGAGTCCGAGATTCTTGAAGAGTTGCGAGGCAATGTTGAGCGTCTGAGCAACCCCTGGATCGCCAAGCTTAGTAGCAGCGTCAATGACGGAACGGAAAGCATCAGTTGGCAGTTGCGAAATTTGACCACCATCAGCAACAGAAGAGATGAGTTGCTGGATACCCTCCTGTAATTCTGAAGTGCCAGTTTGAGTTTGAGCTAACGGAAGTTGTTTTAGCCGATTAGCAACAGCAACAGAAGGACTAAAGAATACGTCGAACGGAGAGATAGGAGTGCCGGGAGCACCGAAAGGATTAGCTGTCTTGACTCCTGCGCTAGCACCACCTTTACTGCCGGGAGCAAGGACATTGCCAATAATTGGATTCACGCCTGCTCCTGCGCTAGCACCACCTTTACTGCCGGGAGCAAGGACATTGCCAATAATTGGATTCACGCCTGGACGAATACCAATGCCAAGAAATTTCTCAATTATTGAAGCAAATCGCTCAACAGCTAAACTGAAGACGTTAGAAGCAATGCGCTGGACTTCACTCGCACGCTCAGCAACATTGCCGATGATACCCTGAGCGCCTTGCCTACCACCAGCAGTCGCAGTGAAACCACCAGCAGCTTGAATAGCTTTTTGTACATCAGCAGAACGCGCACCGATGGCCTCAAGAGTTGCTTGGAGAGCCTTAGCGCGGTCAGCGACGACAAAGAAGAACGTGTCCGCATCAGGGTCAACCTTGAATGCGTCATCAGAAGCCTTGCCAATGTCGAAGAATTGACGTTCAATTTGCTTGAGTACGTCACGAATGTTGCTGAGTTGACCAGCGGTACGCCTAAAGGAATCATCAACAACCTTATTCCCAGTTACAGCAGCGTCTTCATATCGCTGGATCTCAATACCAAGACGAGCAATCTCAGCCTTGAAGGCATCAGGACCACGGTTAGCAAGAGCAACAAAAGAATCAAGAATACTATCAATCGCCTTGTTGTTCTCATCCTCAAGAATAAATGTTTTCTTGCTGAGTGGCTCAAACTTCTTCAAAATATCCTTGACACCAAGAGCCTCAGCGCCACCAATTGGAGTAACTTCAAGAATCTGACGAAGAGCGATAGCACCAATTCCGGCACCAGTTTGACCAGCAGTGGTTGCAATCACATCACGAATCGCAGCGCCAACTTTGACACGCTTGATAGACTTCTCAATTGCCTCAGTGAGTTCTTTTGGCTCACGAAGCTTGACTTGACCAATGAACGAAAGAGCATCATTGATGCGATTAGCAGACTCAATGAAAGAGTCAACGCCTTCATTAGTGGCAACTTCAAGTGTCTTGGATGGATCAAACTCGCGTTTCTTGAATGCAGCACGAACGGACTGCAATTCGGCTAACCTGGCATTCAGGCTCCTAAGAGAAGCCTCAAGATCCTTGATCTCTTGTTTGCGTTGCTTGAGCCCTTCAATAGTGAACGCAGCCCTGAACCCTCCAGCACCAATCGACTGCAACCTAGACCTAATTTTATTGGCATTATTCTCTACCTTAGCAAGCTCAAGATTGAATTCCTTGGCAGGGTCTTGCCTAAATGCAAACTCATTGATTAAACTGACTCGCTTAACAGCGTCTTGAACAAACTTAGCATTACCACCAAGGTCTTGCATAGCCTCACCGACTAGCTTCAATCTATCAGCAACATTAGTAGCAGCACCACCGCTGATTAGCCTGGTAAAGATATCTTCAAGCCTCTCCCCGCGCTGCAATCCAAACAACTGAGTAACCAGATCAGGAGAATCCTTGAAAAATTCAGTCAATGCCTTAGAAGCTTTAGATGCAACATCAGCAACAACTTGCGGGAACCCCTGAAGATTCTTGGATATCTTCGCTGGATCAAGGTCTTCAGCCGAGAACAACTCAAACTTCTCAGTAGTAGATTTAATGCGCTGAATGAGAGCCTGGCGCTCTTTCTTGATATCCTCTTCAGAAGAACTAAACGCTTTGATAAGAACATCAGCAAGGGTTGCTGCAGCAGGGCCACCACCGGCAGCGATAATCTTGATAGTGCTGAGCAATCCGTCCTTGACAATATCACCTAGCTTACCAATAAAAACCTCAGCCACTAAATCAGTAAACTGCGCCAAGATACCACCAACAACGTTGACCATACTCTTGAATCCAACCACAATCAACGTAAACAATGGTGTCAACGCTTGCGCAATCACTGGCGCAAGCTTCAATGAACCAGCAACGAACACCGTAATGAACTTCACATAACTTCGCGCCAAGAACTCAAAGATTACATTCAATCCTTTCAAGCTATTGAATTGGTCAATGAACTTCCTGAAGGTATCAGCCGGGATCGCAGAAAGAGAATCCGCAAACCTCTTGATCCCAGCCTGCACACCATCAATGATGCCCTTCAGGTTGATCAATCTAGCAAGTTGATCTCCAATCGCAATCTGTGCAACATCAATTGCAGAACTCAATCTATCCAACGACTTCCTTAGAGACTCATTCCGAATAGAAGCAGCCAATGAAGCCTGACCACTAGAATCCTTAATCTTAGCCAAGTCACTTTCAAACTTCGTCATATTGCGCAAGATCGCCAGCAAAGGCGCAAGCGCACGAACCTCGCGGAAGATACTACCAATACGATCTTGCGAAACCTTACCTAGCTCTTTGAGCACACCAACCAAACCCTTTTGACGTAGGAAAGTTGCACTAAGCTCAAGATTGAATGCTGGGAAACTCTTTTGCAATTCCTTGATTGCTTTGTTAGCTTCGTCAGTCCCTCCTTTGGAGAACTCAGCGAAGATTTGCCGCAAACCGATTAGCGTAGACTCAAGCGGCACTGACTGAGAAGTCGCAGTTGAAATAGCCGCAGCGAACTCATGCAAACTCACCCCACCAGATGCAGCAATTGGAGTGATGCGGCCAATCTGTCCAGCAAGCTCACGCACAGGAGCAATACCAAGTTTCTCAATTGCGAATAGCACGTCGCCGGCTTCTTGAAAAGAAACCTTGAACGGACGCACAAGCCCCAACAACCCACGAAACGCATCCTGAAGCTCAACCACACCACCGACCGCCACGTCAGCCGAAACTCTGAGAGCTTCTTGACGTTCTTTTAGGTCATCCAAACCAACACCAGCCGAAATAATATCACGCAAACCTTGACCAACTTCCTTGAACGACAAGCCCGCACTAACTGCAACGTCCTTGATAGATGCACTAAGGTCAGCCATGTTGCGGTTAATAACATCAAGACGAGCCTGACCTTGCAAATTCTGGAATTGGTCAACCAAAAGCGTCATGGATTGCGCAACTTGATCGCCAAATTCAGCAGTCTTCTCTAAAGTTGAAGAGAGGAACTTGAATGCAGCAATCGGAACAGCAATTGCGCCACCAAGTAGGAATCCACCGCTAAGAATACCAACAATACGAGTAAGGCTAAATCCTAGCTTACCAACTACACCGGAGAGAGAGCCAATTAGTCCACGAACATTAGTAAAGTTACGCAACATGCTAGCGCCAGCTTGAGCGGCCTTACCCGCAATGCCCCCCAGTAGGGAAGAAAATAGACTCGCTGGAGTCGTAATAGCATTGAATGCTGTGACGCCAGCACGCCCGAAGCGATTGAAGAAGCTAGCTTGAATTCCTAGACCAAGCCCTTTGATTTGTTCGCCGAAGGTGGCAGCACGAGCAGATAGAATTTGGAAGATGTTGGTCTTCTTTAGTTCATCGAAGGACCGCTTGAAGATCCCGCCAGCTTGAATCTCACTGGCAGCAGTAAAGCGCCGCAAACCATTCTTAAATTCAGCCTCGATCTTGTCTTGTTGAGCACGGATAAGACGAGGGTCAATTCGAGGAGTTTCGAGCGCAGCAAACCGACGGGCCGGGGCTTCAGTCGGGAATGCACGTTCTTCAGCAACAAGACGACGCTGCTCAGGAAGCCGACGCGCGAAAGCACGCTCTAATCCCTTGCGTGCGATCTCAAGTTGCTGGATTTCAGGTGCGAGCCGTTGAGAGATCAGCCCGCGAGGCTCTTGCCGTGGAATAAGAGCACCAAGAGCACGAGGTTGACGAACAATCTCAGCTACGCGCTCTTTGAAGAGCACCTTGTCAATCTGCGCTTGCTGCTTAGATTGCCTTGCTTGCTCGTTGAATGCCTTACGCTGAGCATTGACATTCTTGTCGATGATCTTTTGGCGAGCGGCGGCGATCTTCTCAAGTTCTTTGATTTCGGCAGCAGCAGCTTTCTGCGCATCAGACGCAGACTTCTTAGCGGCCTCAGCGGTATTCTTTGCCGCCGCTTCAGCTTGCTTAATTTGTTCAGTCCGTAGCGCACCAAGTCCTAATTGCGGTCCGCTCGGCTGAAACTTTGGTGCTTGCGCTGCAGCCTTCGCAGCTTGAGTCGCAGCCTTCCGCGCTTCCCTCTGCGTCTCAGTAAATTGCAGCTTGACTTTGAATGTGCGCTTCGCTAGGCCGGCTTGCAACGATTCAGCAGCAGCCTTAGCGTCAAGCTGAACAGGTATCTTAATCTTCGCAGACCTAGCCGCCTCGCGCAGAGCGGTTACAATCTGCTTCTTCAAGTCCTCAGTTTCGGACTTGAGTCTGAATATCAGATCCTCAAAGGCCACTGCATGCTCTTGGTTTATCTATACCTTATTTGGTTTACCAGAGAGTAGCCGTTGCCTGAGAGCAGGGTCCATCCTTATGAAGTGTTTGCTCTTCGGACTAAGCGACATCCCGGCAAGCTGCATAATAGCATTCTGATTCTCGCCGGCTGCGGTTTGCTTATCAACCTTGACCGCCTGCCCACGCACAGCCTTGATGAAATCATCAAACGGAATTGCACGCATGGTTGCGCCAAGCACGACCGCTGCGTCAAGTCCTTCTTTCAAGCAAATCTGAGTATAGTCAACACCATTTGCAATGAGCAACGCTCGCAACCAACGAACCTTGAGCTTTAATTCGTCTACCGTCTGACGCGCGGTTCGGGCTGCTCTGGCAAAGGGCTCGCAGCACCACGCCGCATAGCTTGCTCATCAGCCCCGTAAAATACTGCCAACACCTTCGCCACATGCGACATACTAAATAGTCCATCAGTATCTTCAAGCGTAAGTGCAGGATAGTTGATCTTTAAAATCTCCGTGAAGAAGTTGTGCATGAAACGGTTACCATCAACAGTCATCATATCGACAGTTTCGAACTGCCGAAGCAAATCATAAAAAAACTCCCCCTTTGGTCCAAGAGGGAGCGAAGGAACCATGAACTTGTCGCCATTGTTGAGTAGAACTTCCTCCCCACCGAGAGGACTCTTGCTCAATAGACTCTTCGCCTTACCCTTCTCAAGCACGTTTGGCCCCTTGCATGCGTAAGAAACATGTTGCTGCTAATACTAAGCAGCAACAGTGAGAGAGATTCCAAATTGATTAGGTAAACTTAGCAATAGCACGGAGGCCCACGGTTGCCAGTTCGCCAGAGGCACCATGACCAACCCAACTAATAGTGATTTCTCCGAAGTCACCAGAAGTTGCAGTGAACGAAACCTCGTTGACGTTCATATTATCAAGAACAACACCACCACCGGGCTCAAGCGAAGTGCAGTCTTCATCAGAACCAACTGACACAGTAAAACTCACAGAACCCTTTGCTCCTAACCCATGATCCTCGCCAGCAGCTGCAACGCCAACGTCGATGCCGCGCCCGGTAACGCTCGCCGTTAGATTCAATCCAGTAATGCCAACATACTCAGGCCAGAGCGCACCCTGGCAAGAATCTTCGAGAAGTTCACTGTTCTCGGAAAACTCAAACGAGCGTGGGCAGAAGTCGCTATCAGTCAATCCAGGCCCTGCAAGCGGAGCCCAGACGAAAGAAGCGATGTCACGGATAAAGGAAGACGGTCCAATCTCATCATCATCACTCGGAGAACCAAATCCAATAACAACCGGAGAACTGAGGCCATCCGGCGACTGACCACGGAACACGTACGTTCCGCTTGCTAGCGCATCCTTCTCGACTCGCCCACTATGCGTAGTGCAGACGCACGAGTCAACCGTAACTTCAATACCATCCGAAGGAATACCAGAAGTTGCAATCGCTCCAGGGATAACAAAAACAATTTCACCCTTATCGCCAGGATGGATCGGAAGGAACGGATCGCCGGCCTCAACAGTAACTTCGACAGAGAGATTACTGAGGCCCTGATACCGCTCCGAAATCGCAGCACTGCACCGACCACGCAACACATCAGAGCCGAACGCCACCGTGACGCTATTGACGCACTTGATCTCAGTGGACCCGAAAACCACCTTATCAACGTCGCGGAATCGAGTTGCCATCGCTTAGCTCCGATTATTGGTGCTGTGGAGTGCAGAATGCTTCAATTACAAGTCAGTCTCAGTGCCAGAGAAGATGCCCATAACTTCAAGCTGCGTAAAGATCGCATCTTCAATATGCTCGCCAAGCGTCTCGGTGGACGTGCCATCGAAGATGTCATCAAAATGCGTGCCAGTCGGAATCGTATAACTCCGACCATCGTACACAATCGTTTCTTCAGAAGTCAGATTTTCAATCGTTAGAGTCTGGGCTATGTTAACGAACGTCTCTTCACTTGTCTCAGGGTCAATAAAACCCTTCTGCAAGCGAAGCTGAATACGGTCGTTCAGGAAATCGAAAGTCACACGGTCAATCTGAATGCGGTCGATAGTCCGCTGTACGGTGAAGTCGATGACTTCAATACCAGTAGAGAAAACTAGCGAGCTTCCAGGCATCTCGGGCATTGCCCTACTCCTCGTGCCGGACTATCGTTCAACTACTTGCTTGCTTGACTACTTCTCATCCAGCGCAAGCTGGAAAACACGACGGAACCTAATTTGCATTCGACCAGATGCATAAGCCTGCCTTACACCTTCAAATGCTTCATGAACGTCTTCACCAAGCACAATCTCATCAAACTCAATTGGCTCTGTGTGCGGCTTGCCGAATGCTACGATCCGTGGATTTCTAATCAAGATACGTTTGATAACTTCGCCCATGCGCATCGTATTGCGATGGGCTGTCTCGAAATCCCTATCATAGTACCACCAATGAATACCAACACGGTTGATAATGTCGTACGGACAAGTAGATGGCGAACCATCACGAATAGGAACTTGCCCCAAGCCGACAACAGCAATTCCTGTCAACGAACGGATCAATGTTGGTAATCCAAAGAACACATTTGTCACGTTCAATGCAGGAAGCTTGGGCGTCTTATAGCAAACTACTTCTTTCTCTTCGTCGTACTTTCTTCTAATGAGATCAATGATCTCATCGCAAACTTCCTCAAGCTCCCAACAACACTCAGCCACTTCAGCGCTCGCTGAACCCTGCACTAATTAGCGACTTCTTGAAATGCTCTCGGTAGGCCCTAAAAACCCGCTTAGACCCACGCCGCGAGATGCCGCCAATCTTGCCAGTGATACGCACAGAAAATCCACCACCACGCGCACCTTTTTCATAGAATGCTAAATGATTGGTTCGCAATCCCTTATTTGATTTACGATGCGTATTGCGAATCCTAAAAGAGAAAGCAAAACCATTACCAAGGAAGAGCGTGGTTCGCCAATCTGGATTACCAGGAGAAAAGCTTGGCCTAAACTCATTAAGATCAACCATGTCTAACTGATTGCCACTCGGCCCAGTCCAAGCCGGATGACCAAAATATGTACCGCGTGAAGCAAACTGATTCTGGTATTCGTCAGCGACAATCCTCTCAACTTCGCTAAGGAAAAAACCCATATTCCTAAAACGACTGACAAATGATTCTAACTTAGTTTCAACTCGCTTGAGCTCGCCAAGCTGAAGCTCAAGCCCAACTCGAATTTCAGCACACATCTTTAGAGAATGTCAAACACGCTTGAGAATCGTAATCTCGTAAGGTTGCTCTGCGTATGTTCCACTCACGGCATACTCTTCAAGTTGCAGACGAAAACCAAGGGAGCCCCCCGGAAGGATGGAAGTAAAACCACCGGCTAGCAAATCAGACGTAAGATAAACCTTCAGTGTCCCAGATTGCGCAGTATTGTTGAACAGAATACTATCAACTTCAACACCATCGTTGATCGCACCTAGCGCAACAAGATCAACTTGCTCGGTGCCAGCAATCGTGACATCACGATTAAGTTGTACCACACCATTCGGAACTACGTCTGGAACAGTGCCAGTAATAGAAACGCCGCCTACAACAACAACTCCCAACGCACCGCCACGTGTATGAAGTAATCCCATTGCTCGTTAGCTTTACTAGCTAACCGTGACAGTGAGCGTATCGCTGATAGTCAGTCCGGTAGTCGAGACAGTGCCAGACATGGAGATCGTTGCACTACCAGCAGTCTTCGCCCGAGCAGTCGAACGCGAATGCAATACCGGCACACCATCATCAAACTCATAACCCTGCTCGACGGGTTGCTCGGTCAGAATCTCAACAACGCTAGGATCACTGGAAATCATGCCAACCGAAAGCTTGGCCTTGGCATCCTCGACGTGAATCTCGTCACCAGCAGAGTCACGCGCCACGACAGCAATCGTAAACTCGGTACCAGAATCGACGGCAGCAGGATCAGGGCCAAAAAATACAAGCTCGGCTCGCTTCGCCAAGACGTACTCAACCAACCCAGACAGCACACCACGATTGCTTGCATGCCGACCAAGCTTGCGCCTTAGATCCTGCGGACTAACAGGGCCAGCCATCGTTCAACTCCTACAAACCGTCGTAATCCGGGTCGGTGTACTGCTCGTTTTCTGGTGCTTCTTCAGATGTAAGATGTTCCATCTTCTCGAAAGGTCTGTTGATTTGAGTGAAGAATCTACGCAAGTGGTCAACATCGTTCTGGGGAGCAAACCTATGACCATCACTAGGTCCAACATAGTCTGGATGTAAAGAGCCATCCAAAAGAATCAAACTAATACGACCATGACGGATATCTTTTAGTGTTGCAATTGCAGTATCACGCAAAGCATTTACATGTTCATCTTGATTCGGAGCATTTGCTACGACGAGGTTTCGCAACAGGCGATGAGAAGATAAGGCTAGTGCAACCTCGTTAATCAAAATTGGAGTGTCAATTCCAGTAGGAATGGTGACGTTACCAAGGTAAGCATCAACCATTGCCGATCCCCAATTATCAGCCTGTACTCTTTCTTCTTCTGTGAAGTGTGTTTCACCAGTCCCAATTAATTCAAACAGACGTTTGATATAGAATGTATTTTCCTCAAGCGTAGCGTACTTACCCATTTAAGTTGATCCAGGCCGGCTAACCACCATTGAAATGATAGCTAGCCGGCCAAGATTACTAGGTGAGCACGTCTTCGAGATTGAAGCCAGCAGTCGGAGTGACCAGCTTCTCGGTGAGAACCCAGTCAGCCTGAAGCCATGTGCTATCTCGCTCCTCAGCACGCCACCGCTTGACGCGGAAGTCGCGAGAGCGGATCGTCCAGACTAGCGAAGCGTCGTCGAGCGCAGGCTGGCGCGGGTTGATCCAGGCGAGCGTCACAGTGTCCGGCCAGACATCGGCGATAACCTCGGCAGCGCCCTCCTCAGCCGTGTTCTTCTGCGACCTGACCACGACCACGCGCATGCCCAGCCACACGTCAGGCATCTCGAACAGCGAGATTCGCTGCTGGATCGAGATTTCAGCCGACGCCTTGAGGAAGTCCACGACCTTATTGGCAACCGCAGCCGACATGATGATCGTGTTGGGCTCGACACCGATGGCAAGGCGCACCGTCTCCTTCGCGTCCTTGACATCAGCCTCGATGTCGGCAGCCGGGTCATCCCACTTGACGGCGACCGGCGCACCGGGCACCGTCGTCGCCGGCCCGACGATGAGATCTGCAATGCGAATCTCATGCTGAAGGCGCAGCGCGTAGGTGAGCTTCTCAACGGCGCGGATCATCGGACGGATCACAGCGTCACTGTTGGTGACAACGCGATCCGGCACACAATCCTTGAGAGCACGCTCTTCGCAGACGTATCCCTCGGTGCCACTCGGCTCCCAACGGAAGACAGTAGCTTCCTCCTTCAAGCCGCGCACGTCGCGCCCCTTCAGGTCACGCATCTCCTCGCGCCCGAACTTCCAGTATACGTCAGACTCCTTGACGACTGGAACCACGGGAGCGATGATGAACGCAACCAAGTCAGGAAGCATGAGCTTCTGGCTGACATTGGATAGCGCGGTGTCAACATGGACATCAGCACGACTGAGTGGGGGCATTTCAGTTGGACCTCTTTGATCTCTTGCTCTTGCTTACCTGATTGAGCAGGCGACAGAGTATGAAATACTAAAAACTACGGAATGACTCGCTTGGCGATGAGGAGGTTGACGATCTCACCGTCAGCCGAAGCCGACGTGAGAGCCGTTCCAATCGCCTCATCACCAGAGCCACCGACGAAGCCCTTGCCGAGAAGGCCGGCAACAACGTCGTCGCCAACCGCGATGGCTTCACCAGCCTCGACAGCCGTGACATAGCCATCACGGCCTTCGAACGTGACAGCCTCGCCCTCCGGCACGTCAACCTCAGACACGCCGATAGGACGAGTCGCAGCGAGCACAGCATGCTCAACCAATCGCTCATCAGAAGTATCAAGCGCAAGAATGCGGAACTTGGTGATAGCGGAGCTAGCGACCAGATTCCCAGGGGTGACGCCAGCACTCATGTTACTTGATCTCCTCGCCGATCACATCGGCAATCGTCAGCTTGCCTTCCGTGATGAGTTGCTTACTAGCGAGAGCCAGCGCATCGCCGAAGCTAAGCGCCTTATCCTTCGCCATCAACTCAGCAGCACGGTCACTCATCAACTGCTGACCATCATTGCTGCCGCTATCAGCGTTGTCCTTCTGCTTCTTCTGGTCGGTATCACGCGACACCGTACCGAACTCGACCTGCTTGTTTGCAATACTGAAGAGCTTGACAATCAGATCCTTGATGCTGTAATGACGATCACTAATGACACCCTTGTCGTCGGCTTCCTTGACAGAAAGCTTGATCGACTCAGGATTCCAAGCCAAGCCAGTGAAGTACACCGACTCCAACTTGGCAGCCTTCAGATGATCCTCGACGCCATCAACCATCTGCATCAGCATCAGGAAATGATCCTTCTGCTTCGGCAGGAGCTTGCCTTCCCCAAGTAACGACTCGTAAGTACGCTCGTTAGCAATCTTCGAGCCCTCGACCTGCTGAAGTTTGACCGTATTGGAAAGAGCGGTCGCAGTCGCAGAGAGCGCCTTGATCTGCGCATCCTGCTGCTTCAGTTGAGCATCCTTCTCATCACTCAACTTCTTGATGAGAGCATCAACCTCAGCCTGCGAATACTGCTTTCCCTGATTCTGGTCAGACACTTTCGGCTCCTCCAGCGAAACGCAAAGCACGTCTGCTGTGTTGTTGTCCGCAAGGTACAGCGACAATATATCATCAAGCGTTTCCATACCCTTGACCGCTGGGGTAGACACACCCAGCAATGCCAATGCTTTAATCGTCGGACCAATCGACTTACCAGTACGATCCTTGAAATTACGGAAGATTTCTAGCGAGCGATGACGCAGGCCGTTCTTCTCCATTAGAAGAGCAACCTTGCGCGGAATGCCAATCACCTTGGAAAATAACTTACAACCTTTAGGAGTATACTCATACCAAACATTCTGGAACCAACCAGCAGCAACCTCACCACTATTGGTGAGTAACGACTGGTCGCTGTGATGTCCAATCTTGACCGGGACTTCTAAGTACCCACGCAGATGAGAGAAGTTATCTGAAAGTTGCTTGAGATAAGCAGCACTGAAATCTTCACCGTTCCATCTACCTTCACTCAAAACCTCGTATTTGTCAATGGTCGCAGTGCCATCATCGTAGAATTTGAAGACGGACTCAAACATCTTGGGATCAGCATACACAGTGTCTTGCAAGAAAACGGGACAACCAAAATGCTTAGCATGATCGCAAGAATGCGCCGCGTGCCGCAGGTTGACAGCACCAACACACGGGCAATCCTGCTCAGCAATACTACAAAGATTTAACGGATGCTGAAGCCTGGTCGAAAACTTCTTGAAGTCACCCTTGAAAGGATAATGCGGAAACTCGTCAGAAATGTAGTAAGGAATCGAAGCAGCAAGTTGCGCGAGGTTGAGCTTACGCATCATCATATTGACAAACGCAACATCCTGCTTAGTGTGATTCTTGTCTTTGATCTTCTTGCGAATCTCAGCAAGTTTCTGCTTCTCTACATCAGTAACATTATCCAATTTCATCATTTCATCACACATGCCATCCATGTGACGAGGACACTCATTATCATTGCACTCTATACCATGCCCATGCTCAGCGAGCATAATTGGGAATGGCATCGGAAAATCATAGATAGAGAAACGTTGCTCAGGAGGCTGATAATCAGATCGCTCAGACTTGATTGCAGCTACGATAGTATTCCAAGCCTTGCGCTTGTCGGCATCGCTAACTTCAGTGCCTCCACGCGCACCGTTGAGAATCGCTAAAGCATTGACAGCGTTTTCAAATAGCAATTTCCCGTCAGCATCCTTGTACGGGAACTTGCGATTCGAGCGAGGAACCGTGCGACCAGAATCGTCCTTTTCGCCACCCGGAAGGATGAGCGCAAAGGAGGAATCAGGCAGGTTGTTCTTTTCCTCGGTCGAAAGCGCCATGTTACCGAAAAGCCAACGAAAGGAGCGCATCCAGCAGGCAGATAAAACCGCCAGCGATGCAGCGTTGGCAGTGGTCGCAGCGAAGTAACTAGCGCAACTAGGTATGACTACTGCATGTGCTGCTGCGAGATACTACATGATCGTAAATGGTCGTCAAGGAAGATTTCTTGATTGGTGAATGCGCTCACTACTTCAAGCGAGCAACAACCGCCTGGACACCAGAGCGAATCAGGACCGTCCTGAATGAACCACGGACGAACCTGGACGGATCTTCCTGGCGGAAGCGGTATGACTTAGCAGTGATATCCGGCTCTTTGTGAATCTTGAAGCCATGAGAAGTAACCCACTTCTTAGCTTCATCGAGAGTATTGAATGTCGCACGGTCTAGGATCAGCGTTTGCACAACTAAACCAGTGCGATCATTAGTAGACTTAGAACGAAGCTCAGCGAGTTTCTGCGGCTTGTCGCCGATAAGACGATCAAGGAGCGGAGCAAACGCACCCATGTTCAACTCGCGTAGTTCAGTCGGAGTAGCAAACTTAGAATCAGTATGCTCATCCGAGAGCTTGATATCGCCATTCGCATCGCACTTGAAGAAATCAACCGGACGCATTTCGTCGCCTAGTTTGAGCGTCTCAGTGAAAAGATGATGCGATGCACTGACACGCATTCCGCACTCCTCTTCAACTTCGCGCCGCACGGCATCTTCTAAGGTTTCATCACCTTGCATATGCCCACCAGGGAAATCCCAGAACAGAGTGCCCTTATCCTTGAGCACAAGGATGCGCTCTTGCCCATCACGAATAATCGCCTTAGCAGAACGATTGATGTCAACACCATCTGCAAGAACGTTGTTACTGGCGTTAGCATCATCGACTTCGATGTAATTGACTACAGCATTCGACGTTGGAGGAGAGATCACAGCCAAGCGCCGAAACACTGGCCGATTCTCCAACACTCCAATATGCTCAATTACGTGCAACTTCATATCCCGACGATGCTGAATGTATGACTTCAAGGATTTGCAAATATCCATGACAGACCGACCAGTAGTGCTAGTAATTGGATAGACCTTTGCCTCACCATTGTCGAGCTCTGTGATAACACCTAAAGATCCAGGTGTGATAGAAATGAAATCCTTAGGGAGAACCTTACCAATCTCACGAATCCCATGCTCCAGCGAAAGCTCAAGATAAGACTCTGGACTTGCAATTGAAATGCGAGGCTCATGATTGCTGCTATCAGTAGTAGACGCAGAAAGAGCGAGAACCATTTGACGAGTAGGATTCTCGCCAGGTGGGTCGGCATTAGGATCACCAACACCACCACCATTACCATCAGCTGCATCAGCAATTTTGTTAACCTCATCAGCCTGCCCTTCATCATCAATATTGCCAACATCACCATCGCCAACAGGGTTCGCACCATCGTCAGAATTGGGGGCAGGGATATCCAAGAACGGACGAATCCATTCCTCGGTCGGACTAATTACACCAGCCTCCACTAAATCCTTAATGAACGTCCCCATCAACTCACTATTCTTGGAAAGCTTAGGCATGACGAACTTAGGATAAAGCTTAGAATTAGTATTAAGGTTAATCAACCGATGGATAAGTTGCCGACCCATGATATTCTGAGAAGTGTCAATGCCAAGCCAGTCAAGAACAAAGATAAAGGTTTGGAATTGCGCCTTCATCAAAGTTACGCCGCGCTCTTGCGCACCCTGAACAAAAGGCCCAAGTAGTTGACCCTTGTCTAGCTGCTCAGAATGAAACTTCATTAGCTCATGCATACCCGGCTCAGTACGCTGAGTCTCAACGAGCTTCCACTCTGCGCCCTTCGGAATGATGGTCACGACACGATTGTAAACCTCACCCATATCATCACGAATCTTGGCCTGCTGTTTCTTGGTGAACATCCCCTCTTCAAGAGACACAACAACGTTAGGACGAGAAAACGTCTCACCAGACCGCAGGCGATGCGTGTGCGCGATTAGCGAACCATAGAAGTATCGCCAAAGCACACGAAAATCGCTATTGCCAAATCGAGATTGAATATCGTCATCGAGTGCGTTGTAAGTCCAGATGACAAACTTATCAACTGGCAAACGACGAGGAGCGTAATAAGCAGATTCCATACCAGTCGGCGAAATGCCTTCAATTAGTCCAAATGGATCAAGCTCACCCGAAAGGTCGCGTGCCTTGAATGAGTAATTACGAGAATTGCGAACAATCAATCGCCGAATACCAATCATCCCCTTGAACTTGCCATCAGGAATGATATCCCAAACAATCTCAGCAACCTTGAAGCCCTGTCGCATGCCGTCCCACATCTTCATTAGAAAAGCATCAATCGAAGTTTCTAGAAAATTAGCAAAGTTCCAGCGAACAAACTCGGCCCAAAATTCCGACTCGACGCACTTGCAATCATAAGGGTCGATACGCCATCCAGAGGATAAGCGCATCGCCTTCTTGAGATGATATGCGTTTTTAATATCCGCATCTTGGTCGAGCATCTTGTCAAGGACACGCATTCCCTTTTCACGGACCAGCGTATCCGTAGTCTCGAAAATCAAATCACCACTGAGGAAATTGTTGAACTCATCAATAGTAATACGAGAGAGCACCTTACCAGAATTAAGCGCAGCCTTGACATTATCATCAATGTTGGGAACATCAACACCATTGGAAGGAGTGTCGTCAGTAAATGGATGAATACCATTTCCAGCACGCTCAATAGGAAGAGTGGCCGGATTGCGCTGAGGAGTGAGTGTGCTGGAAGTATCTTCCTGCGCTTGCAAGTTGCGATGTTGGTTGTGTTGCCTAGTGAGTAGTAGCATTCGAATACTCCTCAACTACGCGAAACTGCGAAACAATATTACCATTTGAATTAGAATTAGTAGTATTGCCATCGTAGTTCTCACTAATGACTCGAAGAATCTCACTACGCGCACGCAGTACAAGATTCTCAATACACTCAGACTTCTCCATTGGGTCTTTAATCTTCGAAAAAACTAAACACTGAAGAGCAACAGTCATAACAATCTGACCAATATGATCAGCAGAACGAGCATTCAACCTACAGCCCTCCCCCTGTAGAAGAAATGTTGGATTGATCGGAGAGAAGAGCCGAAAACCGACAAACTTCAACCGTCGCAGGCTTGTCTTCTAAACCATAATAATCAATATACTCTGCTAGGAAGCCGTACGGCACACAAGAAACATCTATCTCGCCAGCAACAGCACATCGAGCGTTCTCACAGCAAGTGCAAATATAGAACGTATCCCAAGTGCCTTCCCAGAGTCCACGGATATTCCAGTATTGCTCGCCTTTGAAGATCGGATGCTCGCATTCCGAGCATCTGTGCTCACGTCGCGCCGTAATCAGCTTCCTATTGAACACCGACGGCAGCACGCAATCGTCGTACAGCATCTTATAGACCTACCTCCTTCGATAGATCACCATGCCCTTCGCCAAATCCAAATGTCTTCTCATTGAACCCGCGACCCACATCAATACCTAACTCTGAAGATATTACCATATCATTAGGCAGTAGGCTTCCCTTATCGGTTTGTTCAACCATCTCGCGCGCGTGGGAAACCTTCATCTTCTTTAGCTTGCGAATCAGATAACGAATAGCGTCAATACCGTGGTCGAATTGATGCTTGACTGGGACACCATTCTCATCACCCATGTAATCTTCAAAAGATTCAGCAGTTTTCTTGCATGTATCGAAAATCTGGAATTGCCCAACATCTTCAAAAAGCTTCTCAAGGATCGCAATGGAGTCAATAGTATCCTTAGTGCCAGACGGGATACAATAAATACCATGCGAAGCGAAGTCTGTCATTGCCTGTGGATCGGCTTCGTCGCCAATCGTTAATTCGTAGTTTTCATCGTGCGAATGTGCAATAATCATACGCGCCCTATCTTCGACTGTCCTGCCTTTAATGTAGAGCTCACGGTAAACATAGTAGCGCCCATGCGGATCTTCAGCCACCCAAATACAAGCAAGATTAGGACCGAAGTCAATCGTGCGATACTTCTTCCAGTTTGAAGGAATCTCAAATGCCTCGATTACATGTATGTCTGAGTCGTACTTCTTGAACACTGCACCGGCTCCAGCAACGCCAAGGTAAAGTCCATGCTCGTATTTCCATTGCATCTCAGTGAGGTTCTGTCGCTCTTCTTTTAGCCATTGTTCATCCTTCCGGGGATTCATAGTGAAATCTACATCCATACGATGAAATCCATATTTTACATGGTCTTTGACCATCTCACGGAAAAACTTGCCACGCGCATCGCCATTGGGCGTTGACACCATAACCAGTCGGCCGCCTTTACCTAACGACGGGCGACAACCTTGATATACACCCTTGGCATTCTTATAGAACGCAATCTCGTCAAGAAAGCCGAGGTTCACGGTATACCCACGCGCTGCATCATCAACGCAAGGCATAGAGAAAATACGCGAGCTATTGGCAAACTCAATCTTGACGCGCGATTTAGGACCACGCTTGAATGGCATCTTGAGGAAATCAGGGAAGTTACGGTGAATATCATGAACTCGCTTGACCAGTTCATTCGCGTCAGGCTTCTTCTTAGAAATGAAGAGAATAGTTTGATTGGACTTGAAAGTAGCAAGATGGTAAGCATAAGCAACAGACGCCCACGAGATTAGCATTTGGCGCGTCTTGAAGCAGAGAACCTTACGCTTGTTGTGAATAGCGTAAATATACTTCTTGAGATATGGATAGTTAGGGAAGAGTAATTCATCCCCGTTGTCGTCTATGGTGTGGACGTAGCGACTAATGCAATACCAAGGGTCGAGCGCGCACTTAGCGCGTTCGATATCTTCCCTTGAAATACCACCTAAGAGCGTGCGACCGAAATCAACGCACGCAGGAGTAGCGGTAGCAACAGCGGCGGCTACCATTCATCTGCATTGAGCGATGCATTGGACTCGGAGGAATCATCATCATCAGATTCGGACTCATCATCATCCTCGGGCTCATCAACTTCATGCTGACGCAAAACCGGCTTAGGCGCAGATCGCTTAATCAATGCATTCGCAGTAGCAACAGACTCACCATTAGATCCATCACCATCACCATTCTTGGTATCTTCATTCCCATTCAACTCAATCATGCACAACAACCTATTCAACTCACTCATGTGACTCATAATCAACTCACGAGCTTTGTCCGGGCTCTTCTGCACCATCTCCTCAATACTAATAGCTTCTTCCTTATTCTCTTCCTTTGAATGCTGCTCCATCAAGGTTTGAATTTCCTTCATGCAAATACCAATTTCGCGCAAGACACGCGCGCGAACAGAATGGTTAGCATCAGGGTCGCGGGCAATGTTATCTAAGCGGAAGAGTAGCCGGACCCACTCAGCAATGAAATCGAGTTTGGTGCTCGGAACGTTTACCGACCGACGACCAAACTCTTCCTCATCAAGATGGATGAGATAGTTACGATTGAGTGTCGGCAGCGGAAGCATTGGCTACACCTACACCTGCACCTGCACCTGCTGCGCTGGCATCCATATTCCAGGGAACCTTGAACTTTTCTTCGTGCGGAGGGCCGCCCCACTTTTCCATGAAGCGATAAGAATTACGCCGCAGAATATCTTCATGCTTGCGCGCTCGGCCAGCGTCGGAGAGGTTGGTAGTACAACCAACCACAACCTTACCCTGCTTGCTGGCGATCTTGACTACCATCTCGTGATAATAAGGGCACGTCTCACTCACATATTCCTTCAACCCAGCGAGCTTCGAACGCCAGTACCAGTCAGAATCTTCATAGTACGCAGGGCGGAAGTTGACATCAAAGAATCCAGGAATGTAGCCAGGCCACCGTCGCTCAAAATCAAAATCCTGCCAATGCTGGCACTCCCAGTCTGCCATCTTCTTGATGGTTTCTGGTCGCACAGCGAAGAAACTGAACCCTCCTCTCAAAAATACATCAGGCTCTTGGTCATTCGCAGGCAAATTCTTAGTTGTCACACCAGTAAGAATATCAGCATCAGGGTAAGAATTGACAGCAAGCATAGCTTCATCAATTGTCCCAGGCCAAGGAATAATGTCATCATTCAAAAAGACTGCCGGAATAGATAACTGCTTCGCTAAGTTGAGCCCTTCGTTCCACTTCTCAGCAACCGACATCGAAACAGAATCATTAACTACTAGCCTGTAATTGTAATGAGTGTCGATAGAATTCAGCAACCGGAAGATCAAACCCTTGACGCCGAGCGTCGGGATGCAGAGCACAAAAGCTGGCTTCGCCATTGGTGTATCTTCGCCCCTTGGTTAGATAGAAAGAGAGCCGGCCATTACTAGAATGACCGGCTCTCCAAGGAAGTCAGGCCACTAGAAGGGCGAGTTGTCCGGCCCGGCGACTGCCCCAACCGGCTCGGGCTCAGGCGAACCCGCCTCTCCGTCCTTCGCCTTCGCCTTGCGGCCACGCTTCCCCTTGGGCTCGTCGTTGCCGTTGCCAGCCTCGCCGGCCGCACTCGCACTCGCATCAGCAGACGCAGCAGTGCCCTCAGCGGGAGCATCGCCAGCCTCAGTCGAGCCAGCCTCATCCTCAGCCTCGGCAGGCTCAGCCTGGAGCGCAGCACGCCCAGCGTCATTCAGCGCATAGGCATCGCCACGCCCCTCGTGCTCATGCGAGTCCACCAGCGAGTCCTTCTTGATGCCGTTGAGCGTGGTGTACACCGTCGCCTTGGACGTGCCACCACCCTCAGCCTCAAGAGCTTCGTAAATCGCGCCAGCAGCCATCGGCGCAGTCGCCTTGTTGAGCACATGGAGGATGCGCTGGCGAACCGACAGCCCTCCACCCTTGCCCTTGCGACCACGCTTCGCACCGCCGGTGGACTCCTTGGCCTTGCGACCACGCTTCGCAGGCTTCGGCCCCTCCTCACCCTGGAGCCCGAGAAGCTCACGGATGAGCCCCTCCTTGTGGTCGCATGCCTCCAGCTTCGCCTCAAGCGCAGCGCGCTCCTCAGCGATGGAAGCCAGCTTCTCCTTCGCCCGTGCCTCGATCTCAGCCACGCCCATCTTCTGCCCCTTTCAAGGTTTCTAGAGTTTCAAGCTGTATCATCTTCAGGCCAGTGATACAGCTAAGTTGACCGTTCTGCCAAGATCTTACACCAGGACACTCAAGTTCGTCAAGTGGTTCAGGAGAAAAATCTAGGAATCGAGCGAAGGCCAGAACAACCGCTGAAGTAGAGCATGAAGAGCGTTGGAAGTACGGTGAATGCCAAGAGTTACGACAAGAAAGCACAAAAGTGGATGTACTTGGGTGGATGACACATACGAGCAGACGAATGTGAATGATGTGCATTTCATGAGAACGAAGTAGGTGAAGAATGCTGCAACCCAGACTGAAACGCAGTAGCCACAGGAGAGGAGGTATGAGATGATCGGGATAGATGATGTGATGTATCTCAATGGAAAGAAGAATTTGGATTCAACAATTAGCTCGGTGAGAGCCTCCGTAGCGAGCGCCGAACCTACGGCTATCCCCAGTAAGGAAAGACTATGCTGGGCGAAGAGCGAGAAAGTTGGTTCGCTCATGGATTGAACATTCGCGCTTCAACTGGATGAGTACCTGGAATCTCTTCAGTGATATGCTTACAGCAATCGCAGCTATGTATCTCGAATCTCTCCTACCAAGTGGTTATTCCGCTCTTCGAGTGTTACAAGCCTACGCAGAAGCTCAAGCTCATCGCATGGAGTATGCCCATCATCATTGAGCAATAATCGAAGCATGAGCTTGTACTTATACTTCATGTATTGTAGGTCTTCAATCGCTACTGCAAGAACTCCGCATCGCTTGCAATCTGGGTGTGGATCTGGAACGCCAAGCCGTTTCTCTAATGAAAGAAAATACTGCTGGTAATGCCCCTTGCATTACATCTATCGCACTTAGTCTTCTTCGGGCTAACTAAGCGCGGAGCCTCAATCATATCACACCCCTCCAATGCCACGAGCAACAAAGCTCTTCTAATCTAAAGTCATCACGGAGCCAAAACTGCCAATCATTATCATGATCGCAATTCTGGAATCCGGCATCATCAAATTCAGCTACAAAAATCACAGGTCCAGCAAACTTGAGTGCATCCTCAATCTTAAACGCGAAGTAAGTCCCTTTCTTGAATACACCTGACGTAAGAATTTCTTTAGCACATGCAATCGTAGTGGCATGGTATGCACGGTGCTTCATTTTCGCCATCCAGAAGGAAGCCGCATGTTCCCAGGAGCAGAAACAAACATCGGCGCAATCTCATGGTCCATATAACCGGCTAACCCGCAACCAATTCTTGTTACCTCAAACACTACATCAGGATGTTGGTTTGCGTATGTTATCAATTCATCAACCTGAGTCTTTATATCATTAAGTGTTACAGACCTCTTGCCACTTCCAAGGTCTTTTGTTACAATGCCCCACGAATCACCTTGTAAGCCTCTCGCCTGGCCGTAGACTGCTCCATTATTTTGACGAGCGTGCAAAGCAGCGCCAGCACCATGCCTTCCTTCGGTATTGGAACCAAATACGAAAATCGTTCTCATTTCTTTTCCCACTCAGTCCAGCCACACTTCGTGCAGTAAGCTAAATACTGATTCCCATTTGCCCCACGCGCCCGACGAAACCGCACCTTACTCGCACACTTCACGCAACTCGTCACCAATTGCTCTTTCAACTCTTTCGTAATGGCAGGCTTGTCGGTCTTCCGGCCACCGCAACACATTTGCCGCACTCCGTTACATGAGATGCAGGTCAATAACTTGCTCACTATAATCTACCTGAGAAATCAAAAAGCTCTTCCTCGTATTCGCGCAATACTTCAACTATCTCTAAATCCATGCACCACGGATGAGGTCCAATATACCCACTCTGCACACGACGCAATGCTTTTAATACATACTGCCTAATCGAATGAGTGCGCGGACGACGCCTAACAAGAATTCTGTACCACTCAGGATTACGTTCACTGACTACACGAATCTTATGACCATTAAACTTTTGATCAGGTGCGTTGACCAAGCAAACCTCAAGTCGCTGAGCATGCATCTGCTGTTCCGCAATCTTCGCAAGCTTGACATCTAACTTACCGGCCTGACATCCGCGCTTGCGCGACTTCACACATTGCAAATTCATTCTCCAACCATTAAAGTTCGTACAATCTTCCTAGTGATAGCGTTATGATGATTGTCATTATTGCCATTGCCATTCACATTCTTCTTATGCTTACCATTCGCGCCATTCCTGCTCATGCCAAACAAGACTTTCGACAACCTTCGCAATGCTTCTTGCTCAAGTTGATGCACTCGTTGTTTGCTAATGTTCATCTCCTCACCAATCTCGCGTTTCGTCTTTGGCTTCATACCAACGAACCCGTATCTTTTCCTCATAATCGTCTTAGTCTTTTCATCCATCTTCCTCAATTCAGCATACGCTATTTCCAGCAGCTCATTTATTGCCAACTCCTCGACCGGATCCTGATCGGGCCTGCTAATCTTTAGCATCGGGTCCATTGGCACATGCTGTCCCCTCAAGAATTTGATCCCATTCCGAACGTTCTCGCTAAGCTTCAGCGAATCAGATACTTCCTCATCAGTCACCATCCTTCCAAACTGCGTTTCCATCCTCGTCTTTTCTCGAATCCATGCCGGCAAGATCCACTCAGGGATATACACAGGTATGCGTACCTCTTTTGAACTTGAGATGAACCGCAGCATCTTACTGATAATCACGCGCTTCAAATAGATACGAAAATACCCCTTGGCAGGATCGAAATTGTCAACAGCGAACATCAAACCAATGTTGCCTTCGCTAACCAAATCGTAGTATTGCGCTGTATCAATCTTAGCGTAAGCCTTAGCAATAAACACGACGAACTTCAAATTTGCCTTAATGAGTATGTCTCGGGCTGCTTGATCGCCTTGCGCTACGAGGCGTAGTAATTTAGCCTCGTAATCATAGTCGAGAGACTCATAAGATAGAACCTCTCGCAAATAGCAATTGTGGATCTTCTGTGGCTTCGGGCAATTCGTACGCATGCGCCTCCCTCATTGGTAGCGCAACCGTTATTGAAGTAGATGCTGTGCGCAGCAGCAGTTACTTCGTCCCCAGGCTGACGCTCATAGAAAACGCGCAGAGTCTACGGTGGAAGACCGAAGAAGTCAAGCAGAAAAACAAGATCAACGTAAGTCTAGTAGAGGCAAGATATTGAGAGCAAGTCAGCCTAGTATGACTCGTGCGTAAACATGAAACTCCACGCCCAAGTCTGCACAAGACGCGCATCGTGCGCCGGGTGATGCTTGCCTGCGTCATTCAATGTTCCTTCTGGTGGGCATCGCCATCCATCAGGATGAGCTAACAATAACCAATGCTCATGAGGGCAGGTAAACGGATGATGGTGGTCTTTAGATTGGAAGATATTGAGTTGATGCACCTGGGCCTGCGACCAAGGTGCGTATATCTTTGATATTGGTGGAAAACTATGCATATGTATATTCAATCAGTGTGATGATTAAGCAAGCATGGCTCTACTCCGTTTTATTCTTATTCAACCAATCAATGCATAAAGTGCACGTCACTCTCGAAGGAGTGCAAACAGTGTAATGAGGAGCCCGGTATTTGTAAACAGTATGCCCAATATATACAATTGAATTCTTACGTTTATCGTTGCAAGCCGTACGAACAATCCAACCAATCTGTTTCCCATTTACATTATCATATTTAGTGCGCAACCTTTCATCCAAACGATTCCAATAGCACTTATAATCTTGAGCCCCCAATGGACGCACCAGTCTCGCTGCAATTTGCTCAATCGTTACTTGCATCCCTGTTAGCTCGATAACTCTGTCGCATAGTGCGCGAAATGTCGCATCATTCACTAAGTTAGCATAACCAGTGTTAATCTTATATTCAGTCATGTAACGCCATGCCAGTTAGATCACACTTCGTGCACCCGTCGCCATTACAATGAAAGCACTTCGAACAATCAACCTCGGCCTTCTCCCGGTAAGGGAAAATTGACTGGGGAGGAGAGAGGGGGACGAAAACAGCTAAACTCTCGTTACTTACTAGTTCGTCCACCTTAGTACATTTAATACATCCAGCGACAGGTCTGCAAATTCCGTCAACCTTATACAGTAAGTAATCCCGCTTGCTTACACCACAGATAACGCACGTTTGTATTACATCATTCCATTCATGCTTACCAACCATATTCATTGACAGCATGCCTCAATACTTCTTATGCTTTCTTATGCCCACTCAAGAACTTCTTGGCTTCCTCGCTGCACTTTGCATCGACATACACATTCCACTTGCTGACCGGATGCCCGCGCTTACCAACACCGGCGGCAAGTTGCGCTTTGGTCGGATGGCCGTCTAATAGCACAGCCTTCACATTCTCGCCTAACGTCTTCGCTAGGCTCAGCCCTGTCGCTACCAGACTATTCGGTACGTTCGTGTTTTTCCACCCGTTGAAGAACCGCCCAATCGTCACACCTGAATCGCTATAGATAGTCCCGTTATAACCAGTAGGCACGGCTAGCAATCCTTTCATCATTGCGTAATACTCAGAAATGTTATTCGTAATCTCAATACGCGGCACGATGCTGAAATGCTCTGGTAAGACAACCCCGCTATCGGATTGGATAATGCTGTCCGTTTGGTTGTCAACAACAACATAAGCCCATGTCCCGCCGAGTTTAGACGGGTTGCGCCCAATGACGCCACCATCGACGTAGATGGATGTGTTCTTCCAGTCAACTTTATAATCCACGATGTTAAAGTGAGTCATGACTTAATATACCCCCACGAAGCTCACAGGCATGCCGATATTCTTGAACCCCGCCGCATGCTTATGCCCACCACCGCCGAACTTTCTGGCAATCACACTCACATCAACATCACTGCCCTTGCGACTCCTCAAGCTAAACAACCACTCATCGCTCATTCCATTCCACTTCGTTGACCATGTAAAAGCAATATCCGCATCTGTGACTTTCAAAATCGCATCGCAGATATCACTTTGCAATACCGTCGCATTCACACCATAAGCTACATACACAGTATCTCTTCTCGTCTCGATGATATCTGGCAGCAAGCGGAACTTATTCCGTTTAGCATATACAACATGATCATCAACATATCTCTGATTTTGCCTCATAATAGCTAAACCCTGCTCAGTGAACATATGCATGCCATTGGTAGCGAAGTCATCCAATGCTGCATTCAAGCCCTGGAAACTAAACTCGTAACTCCTCAAGCAAGCGTTGATGGACTTAGTATACGGCAACTTCCAAGCCCACAAGTCTCGGTCAGCAGTGTAATCAATCAACCACTTGCAAGCATAGTTCAACTTGCTAGCTTTCTCTTCATCCAAACTAAATCCATTCAACCAATGCGCAACCAGCTGCGCTCCGCTCATTTCGATATTGAAAATCGCATAATCCAACCCAAGCAGGTCTTCCTCAGCAGTCTTGTGATGATCTAAGATCAACACTTGCTTGGCGCGTCTCTTTAACTCCTCACAGACTGCGCGCGGATATGAGAAGTCAACCACAATCACATTCTTCCCATCGACACAATCTAGGAGTTTATCTCCGTACTGCGCCGGAATGAATTGCGCATCTGGATTGAAAACACGAATCAACCATGCTGCGACTAACCCATCCATGCATCCAGCATGGTAGATGCAAATGTCAATAGCGCAGCAATGAAGGTTGGCCGTACCAGATGCAGCATCTTCCTTCTTCTTGCTCGACATTACTCTTACTCTCTCATATTAGCTCATGCTAGCTCGACAACCACAACTAAGCTTTCGCATCAACCCAGGCTTTCCCCTGGTAGGAGAAAATTATTTCTGGTAGGGAGAGAGGAGCCAAAAGCCTCCGCGCCTGGTCCCTATACCCGCATTTACCTGCCACCCAATTCCAAGCCCAGAAAAGCCGGTTCAGCACCGTTACGATGTTCATAGGTCAGCTACCGGCAGCCCGCCTTGGAGATGGCCGCCGGAATCGAGACGGCGGCCGTAGGCACGGTGCGTCCACCCCTGCATGAGTTGCCATGGACCGTTGCTCGCACAATCATTGTTTTTGCTCTTCATCAATTCTCATTGTTCTCTAACTCTCTGTATATATACTCGCTTGAGCGTCCGCTATTGTATATCATTCTCCTACTTTCTTGATCAAGCATCACCAACATACTACCACAACCTCTTAGCAGTGAGGAAGAACGGGCTTCTGTTAGAAGAAGCAGTGCATTTACTCCCCAAATCACTAGGATAAGAATGCCAGTTGATTCTCACCACAACATCTTCCTTCACCAAACTAGCAAATGCTTCCGTTACCAACTTCGTCATTTCATTCCGCTTTTGCTGTCCAGGATAACAAAACTGGCAGCGCCACTTCCTAAGTAGCTGAGGATTGATCTCCAAGACGCTAGGTAGTGTTCTTCTCACATACAACGGCAACCACTTCTCAAGGAAGATAATTACGTCCAACCCAAACATTTGCAGTAGTGTCTTGCCACTTTCATCGTTACCACCTACTACCTTCACTAACCGCCAGGATTTGTATTGTTCAATCCACTTTGTAGTGTCAGTCGGAATAAGTCTTAGAGATTTACTAACTTGTCTTGGCTCTAACGTATTCAGCTTCTCAACCAATGTCTTGAATAGCTCGATGTCCAAGTGCTTGTATCCAATCTGCCGGATTATTTTGGATAGCTCGTTTCGATCTGGTTTCTCCCAGTCGATAGTAAACGCCGAGTCTGCTACCAGTTTATCAACCGCCGTCCTAATCTTGATTCTTGGTGTGGCGATCCCATTCTCCCAGAGTTTTATCGTCTTGACCTTGACTCTGGAGTGGTGCTCTACGATGACACTCAGAGCACTACTGAATTGATTCTTCGATAGCTCATTCTTGGCTCTAAGTAAACGAATAGCAACAGGGTATGGAAGACACCGAGAGGATTGTACTTCACTTGGTAATAGTAAGAATGGAATGTCTATGCAATCTAGTCCTTCCATCATTTTATTCTTGCTTTGTGGTGTTTCTTCTCTCAATGTGTCAGTATCCATGCTCTTTCTCTACCTCGTTGCAATCACACTGGAAAGGGTCTTTATCGTTCTCGGACTTCCAAAGCGATCTTACCACGAAAACTTTTGAAGAGAGCTTGGGGGTCCATAGAAAAGTGAACTTGGGTCTAAATCAAAAAGTACCCTATTTATGTGCGGGCTCCAATTTCCAGACCCCCAAGCTCAATTCACAAGTTTGATTTCTTGTATAGATCCTCCGGGGTGATGTCCCGAGTACCGTTTTTAGCATGGTCTTTCAACATAAATCGACACTATCATTATCCTGCATTCCTGGCAGGTATAGTGAAGTTCACTGCCCCTTTTTTGAAATCGGGCAACCAAGTTCAGTTTTCGGCCATCTCTCACCATTCTTTCGCGCAGCATCTCGATATTGTGGTACTATCTTGCAGTGAGCACACAAGAGCATTAGCTTCCATCATCAACTTCAACATTACACACAACGTTGAATATAACTTCACCAGCACTCAACGCGCTAATTCAACCTCGCGAAAGGGTCTACCAATGAACAAGAACATCATCCTGAAGCGCAAGCGGCAACCTCAGCGCACACCACAGCAAGAGGTTGTCAAGATGCTGAATAGGTTGCACGGGCAGCTTATTCAGGTCCACTCTGCGCTCGTCACTGTTCATACGTCGATGACCAACTGCGGATGCGATAAGATCAAGGAGGTAATGAGCCTGGAGGATTTCAAGACGCTTAGGTCGATCTACCAGAACTTTCGAGCGATTTGCGTGACGTTCAATCCAGGGTTGAATACGCCGCAATGGCCGGAGTGAATGCAAGATGAAATTTCCACAGTTGATTCCAGTGTGAAGGCAATGGCTGTCCTGCATGCGAAGGCAACGAAAGCCAGTAGTGAGGCTATATGAGCAACAGGAAGATCCATTTTGCAGGCGCAATCCGCACTGCAAGGATGAGAGTATTGCCGGGCTGGGCTGCTTGTTGTCATGGCACGCGAGCGGACGAAATCCGCCGACTTGGACTGAATACTTATATTGCCCAGCTTGTGACGTGCAAGTCTTGCCTGCGTCTCATCAAGGCGCACAATGACTACGCTGAGTTGAAAGCCAAATAACATGTCCATTAACCACGAACAATTCATCGAACTACGCAAGCTACTCATCACCAGCAACCATGAAGCTTTCAACAATTACATCATGAAACTACGCAAGCTCGGGCACGCCATTCCTGAACCTAAAGCTGTCATCAGCTCTTTGATCTACGCTGCTGCTTTCTTCATAATCTCAATGGAAATGGAGTTAAAAGAGCGCGCAGTCATCAAGTTCGATCATTCGGTAATCAGCAACCTATTATTGATTTACCTTGAACTCATTGGCAAGGAAGAAGACGAGAAGCAAAGGAAATCCAATGAAGCAAACTGATCGGCAAGTTTTAGATCCTTACATCCTAGGCACTTGCTACCCAATCGAGCGCATTCGCTACCACCAATCACACCGCTACGAGCCTCACGCCATCATTGAAAAGCTCGACTACGCCCAAGCACTCCACCGAGCTATTTCTTCCCTTCCAGGAAGGCTCAGATTTATCATCGTGAGGCTCTACGGACTCGACGGCTGCCAGCCATACACTCTCGCTCAGCTTGGTGTTATTATGGACATGCGCCGGCAGAGTGTTCATGCAATGGCGTGTGATGCCCGCAACAGGTTGCGAAAAGTGATGAAAGTATGAGCTATGAGCAATGAGCAATGAAAACGAGAGGATGGACTCAGATGTTGAAGTATGGCTTCATTTGTAGAATCTGATGCAATGATTGAAATTAACCTCGACCGGGCGAGCCTCCAGAGTTTTACAAACTGAAGATGGCGGTCATGCTAACATTGACATCATCGACGGAGAGCCAACAGCCATCAAGGCGTACGTCTGCTATCTTGGGTGAGTAATATGGGAACTTTCTTCACCAACAGCGAAGAATGCGATCATGAAAGATCGTCATTCTGTCCTAGATGTGCAAAGTGCGGCCCCTATCTACCACCAGAGAAGAATAGCACCAGCACCACTGATATCGAGCACGGTAACTTCTTCACGAATCAGCAGCGCGTCAGGGTTGTATGCGCTAAGGCTGGTTGCGACCAGCCAGCCAACCATTCAACTATGTATTGCGACTTCCACAGCAGGCAAGGCTAAGTGAATATCAGTTGAGTTAACTTTATCTCGCCTTGCCGCGCTTCCCGATCTTCCTTGCCGCCCGCATCCACCTATTCATCCTATCAATTCTCGTCTGGTGCGGACCTCTTGCATGCCTACCAATAAGCTCACTCTCTTCCATACACGCATCAAACGGTTTGGCTTTGCAAGTCGGGCATCTGAATAGCCATACCGAAACTACGCCAGGTATGTCGATCATATACTTCACATTACATCACATTAATTACATCACAACACATCAACCATCGCATGATCAATAGAGCAACCATCAAGTAATCCTTGAATATCTTCAACCGTCATGCCTTTCTGCGAACAAATCATGCTAAGTGCATCCATGAATGAAGTTGCTCCATTTACATCACCGAAATTGCTAAGAAATGCTATAAGTGCTTCATCCTGTGTTGCAAATCCAACCAATTCATACAGACTGCCAATAAAACTCACGATCCATGTATTACTCATGCGAGCCCATCCGCTAAGACTGGCAGATTTTCTGGATGCCACACGACGAAGCCGAGTGTACCTAGCACAGCAGCGATGCGTCCGAGCCTTAGTTTTTGGTTAGTTCCGGAAAGTGCGGGTACCGTGTGCTGCGCGTTACCTGCTGTCGCAGTCGAAAGGTACGCGATGGCTCCAGTCGTCGGCGCTGCGTCAAACTGAAGCCACGTCCCGCCGCCATTGACGAGCATCGTTGCTTGCGCCGGAGCCGCTGTCGCAATCCCTTGCGAGACGCCAATGACTCCGGTTGCATTCGCCGCAGTGTTAGCCCGCGCAAGCGTCCCTATACCGAATCCGGTCGCGCGGACGACTTGGTATTGTCCGATGCTGGTCGCTGCGTCATTCGTAACGAGCGTCGTCGTTCCGACCGGCGATCCAGCGGTGCCTTGCAAATGGTTACCGCCGTGGTCGCGCAAATCTGTCCGTGCGTAGTCGGCGTGGACGTAGCGGACAGAACCGAACCCAAGGATGTCCGCGCCCGCTGCGCCACCAAACGTGTTCGCATTGAGGTTGCCAAGCAAGACCTCGCAGCCGCGCGCCGCGAGCAGCGAGAGCCCCGGCCCAGTGTTCCCGGTCGTGCCAACGCAATCATTGATTCCAACTGCCAATCCCACACCATTCAATACAATGCAAGCCGCAGAACCAACCGAAGCGAAGTCAACACCACGAATAAACAAATTCGAGGTTGTGCAAGAGATCGCAGCGCCAGCGAATGCGCCAGTTACCCGGAAACGCCGCGCCGTCGTGGAGGCATTATTGCCAACGCTGTTTCCGCCGAGCGTCGTCCCCGACACCCCGCCTGCCATGCAATTTTGAAAAAGGTATCCCAGGGCAGCATAACTAGCCGACCCAACACTCAATCCAGGTCCGATATTCAGCAGTTGCATCCTACCAGCAGAATTGACAACACTGCTCATGATTAGAGAATCAACGCTTGCAAACGTGCCCCACCCAACAACGCGCAACCCAGGCCCGACAGTTATCGTTGATGGTGGTGTAGCCTCATCAAGATAACTAGGAGAAATTGTAACTCTGACCGGGCCACTGAAACTGATAGCCCCGGTAAATGGAGAAGCCAAATCCACGAACGCCAACTGAATCCTACCGGCCAAGGCACGTGCTGTGAGAGCAATATGCGATGCGCCAGCGTTGGCAGAACGGAAACCAACAATCATCACCCCAGAGTTAGAAAAACTAGGTGGCAATGCCAGAGAAGTTGCATTTCCAGTATTAGCAACAATTGCGTCTATCGCAACACCAGGCTCTTCAATATAAAACACGTCGGTTGCAACAGGGACTGCTGGCAGATCTACATTCATAGTAATAGTATCAGTATCATTGGCATGTATCATCCTGCAAATATTTCTTAACGCAACTGTAGTCGTTGCAGAATCGAATCTAATACGCTTACCCAATAACGCAGGCTCCGCGCTCAACCCAGGCGCACCACCGCCAGCGAGTACGCAATCGAATACGCTTACACTCGGAGCCCCTGTAGGATTGTACCCAGCAACATTGGTCCCAGGTACAATTTTCCCACCGCAAGAGATCTTATCGGCTGTATCGTTAGCAAAGGCTACCGCACCAGCGCTTGCGACAGTATCGGTACCTCTTACTACAATTTGCTGGTAGCCTGTAACACCATTCAAGAAATCAAGTACATCGTCAGCAGTGTCGGCTTGATTCCTGTAAGTCGCACCACCAATACGAGCGCGAATCGCTACAACTGCTGTCCGTCCGTTTCCAATCTTAGGAAAAATCTCATCCAATCTCTCAAGGGTCTTGATTGCCACGCTACCAGCCAATGCCAAGCTCGTATCGGAGTATCCAACATTCCCATCATTACCATTATCGTAATCCACTGCAAAGAATCTCGTACCATCCCAAGTTGCTTGTAGTTCATTTAGCTTACTATCAATTCCATTCAAATGCGCAATGATTTTATCATCATCTTCATCTTCTGGGTCATCTGGAATGTATGTCTCAGGAGAGAAATCTACGGTGAAATCACTAATGTCAGTAAACTCACCACTGAAGAACACAACAACCACACCATCTTGCAATCCCTTCCATTGTTTCTCAGTCTCGTTATACCAAACATGTCCATCCTTCAATCCAGCAATACTGGGATCTTCTGTATACCTAGCGAATGTGACATTGCTTCTCCCGAAGTCAGTAAAGAACTTCTGGAGCGACTGATGGGTGAGTGGGCCAGCCATGTAGGTTTATGATCCTATCTATTCTACTACAGTAACGTTACGTTCACCCATAGCGCATGGATGATCAATTCATCATCATCAGAACCAACACCAGGTCCAACCATTAATGTGAAATCATACAAGTCGGTAATTCCAGGACCAACAGCTACACTACCAGTAGCAATAGTTGTCTTTGTTTCAACTGAAGTCCCAGGCCAACCAAACAGTGAACTACTGAATCCAATACCTCCCCCTTTCTTGCCAAGCCCGGCAGCAGCAGCACCGCCAATTAGGTCGGCATCACCAACAACCAACTGACTAAGGTATCCCTCGACAGTAAATGCAAATCCACTGCTTACGTCGATTTCTGGGAAAGGCAATACAGAACTAATTATGATGCCAGTAGTCTCGCCAGGCCCCCACCTAATTCTTGTGCGCAGGTTACCACCAACATTATATTGAATCTTTGGGACAGTGCTCGCATCAACAGGTGCCAATGTCGTTGCCAGTCTGGCATGGGTCAGCGGAAGTTGAATTCTCCTCGTTCTTCCTTTTAACGCTGCAAGCTCAGTATTAATCCCATTCAAATGCGCAATTACCTTATCATCATCCTCATCATCAGGATCATCGGGCGTATATGCAGTTGGAGCATATTCAACAGTGAAATCACTCACATCGGTAAACGCCTCTCCAAATACCACAATAACGCCATCCCTGACTCCCTTCCACTTCTTCTCGGTTTCGTTCCACCAGATATGTCCATTCTTCAATCCAAGTAACACATCACCACTTGGATCAGTCGCATACCTAGCAAATGCAACGTTGCTCTTGCCAAAGTCGGTGAAAAACCTTTGCAGCGCCTGATGAGTTACTGGGCTTGCCATTTTACGCAAACCAGCCTTTCTTTTCGGCATTTACGCCACTCTTGCACAACCGACAAGCCGAAACAACATACGGCCGTTTTTCACCATTTGCTTTCCTGAATCTATCTTCAGCCATCAGCAATTCCAAAGTCACCAGCATTGGACTGCCTTTCTCCCTATACTTGAAATATCCCATCCCAAATTTCATCGTTGCCTTATGATATGTATATGCCATCCATTTATACCACCACCGACTCCACCAACCTTGCTTATTCGCTTCAATCAACATATTCTCTAGAAATCTATCTTCCGCCTCCAATCTCCAACTAGAATCACCATCGGGTAAATCTCTTTCCCCGCCCACTAAATAATCGAAGTCGTGCCTATTGCAAGCTTCGTGGAAAACCATATCAGGAACAAACCAACCGCCACCACCAACAGGCCCGCAGCCGTTCAATAACAACTGCTTCTGCTCATCACTCAAATCGCAGTACCTAACTACGATCATCATGAGAGTGACTCCTGGCGCACTTGCGCTACTTAAGATGTCCCGCTTGGCCTATAAGTAATCAAGCGCAAGATGTGTTCCTTCTTCAGCCCTGCTGGATAATAACAGTAAATCCTGAATTTGCTAGCTTCTGGTGAGGTTGTTGGATCTAGCGATCGTGCAGTGGGGTCAATTGCGGCAACTTGGAACTCTCCAGCAAATGCAGCAAGATATCCGTCAAACAACCTCACCTGGCCACCAAAAGAAGACGGTATGTTTGGGGCTGCAATAGCATAAAGCTCGTGCCTCTCACTCTGCTGAATCGTTGGGTCAATATACAAATACCCGCCGCGAATGTCCCACTTGATAGGATTCTTAGCTAGTGTTTGGTCATTCGGATGGAAGTCCCACACCGTCAGCGCAGCATTGATATCAGCGTCCAACTGGTCTACGCAAGCCTCGTATCCCTGCAATGGATCCCCAGGCACTTTGTATTTATATACTCCCACTACTACAACCTCACCCCAATCCTTCAATCTAAAATCACCACTTACCAAATCAACTTTGTAGTCCTCGAACGATCCATTCCCGATCACACTGGTCCGCAACTTGATATCCCTATTACACATCTCGTAATTCAAAGTCTGTGGCTGGATCGAAGCTCGTAGCACAGGCAGTCCAACTACACCGCCAGCCGTAGATACGGACCCACTGATATCCACAGGCATCGCAGATTGTGGCAATGAATTCGCATCATGATTACCTACAATACCATCTAATACCTGCAATTCACTCGCTGAAATCTGCGCCTTGAATACAGCAACGAATGTCGAGATAGGCGGATTACCAACATCATTAATTTGCGTTTGCGCTTTATCTAGCTGCACGCTAATTGTACTAGCCTCAATATCATGAATCAACACATCCAGGCTAACATTCGTCGGATCTGGAAAGCTAGCTAACGGATATAGATGCGTGCTCACTTGATTCGCTCCTATTCAACCAGCTTAATCACTTGCAAATTCGCGCTATAAATACTCACCGCACTCGCTCCAACCGCAGCGAAGTCAATGTCAATCTTATCAGAGCCATTTCCAGTAATGAATGCGAACCCTGTATACTGATCTCTTCCGCTAGTTGCATTAGGCGTACGATTTGTAAATATTGCTCCAACTCCAGCCGGCGGTTGCTGATTCAAATACAACCCACCACCAGCACCAACGTCATTTTCATCAATGAAAATCCTAATACTGGTTGAGTTATTCCCGTGTCCCCACAAGATCGTCCATAGCACCATATACATAGCACCAACTGTTGTACCCAGCACTCCACTTGTCATATACTGAACAGGCAGCGCCCCAACAGTAGAAGCCAACGTAACCCTAGACCCTTCAAACCGCTCTGGCAGATTATTTACCGTATTATAATTATTAATCTCTGTCCGGGGCGCACCAAGCAAGATGTTACAAGATCCCACTAGTCAACCTTCCTCTAACAATGGAAAGCCGTAGGTTCCGCACTTCGATAGCCTGGCTAGGCAAGCCACTTCAACGAATACCCAAACTTAATCAGCATTGGTCTAATTTTCTCCATCTTGCTTACTAGGTAATCCCAATTATTACCAAGTTGACGCTTTAGCCACTCCCAATCATTCATCAAGTAGGCATCTTCATATGCTACGCAATCGTGGTGTTTGCTATCATTCCAGCTATTGAACTTCTTCCAATCTCTCGCAAACCGATACACATATGGTTGCTCGTCCAATCTCAACTGCACCAATCTATTCTTCAACGCAATCACTCTATCATTCTCGCTCAACATTCTACTCAAATCTACAACCAACCAATTCATCTCCTTTCTGTATTCATTATCAACATCACCGCATATATCACTCAACGCCTCAAATCCATCTATGATAAACCTATGATCTCCACCAGGGTGCCTCTTCTCCCTGCTAATCAAGCTCAACAATGGATCTCGCAGCGGCACCAACACCTTCGCGCTTTTCACAAACTTCTTCACCTTTTCCCAATCACACTCAATATCACCTCTCGAATCAATCTTTCTCCCAGTCAAATGAAAGTGAACAATCTTCTCTTTACTCACCAACTTCTGCCCACTTATTAACTCGTGAAGCTCAACCACTTCTCTAAACTGTGAATGCCACAACAGAAATTCTAAAGCAAACCACGTCCCGGTATGATGTACCGACGCAACTGTGACACAACCCTTCTCGTAAATCTCATCGAGAACTTCTGCGGCTGGTCGAGTAGGCCACATCGTTTCATAGTACCACAGGCAATCAACTCACTAGACATGAATCCCATTTATATTTTCAATAAACCAAGAAAGCCCGCCACAGCAGATGACAAGTCGGCCATGTCGAGCTTCCTGCAACTACTATCATTACCACAGACTTACTGGTGGAGCGCAGGAGAATTGAACTCCTGTCCGTCATGCTTTCCAGTTAGCCGTCTACGCTTATATGCTGTGCTTCACTCACTCGCATTCGAGCACGGGGCACAACCAACCCGTACCAGGCGAGTCGCTACACTATTCTCATGCTCGTCCGTTGTAGCTTGCAACCTAAACGAGCACCAGCCGATAACTTCAGTTGGTTAGCTATCGGCATTACTTACCAACTGCCAACTCTGCCCAGTTAGGCAGCGAGCCGGAGCGCCGCATGGCGCGCCGGAAGCTGGATGACCTTGCCCTTAGCGGCAGGTGAGTTTTTTAGTCGGCTTTTATCGTGGCCTGCCGACCAACCACGAAGCGCAAGCTAACTTTCCATCACAACGTCGAACCCAGTTGCGCCCCAATTACTTCTTATTACTACACTTATTGCTCTTTCACTGCCAACCCAACCGGCAAGTGATTTGCAACTTCAATGTTCATCTTCGCACATACTGCAAATGGCAAATTATCCTTGGTCAGCGGAACCACACTAATAATCTCCCAACCATCACCCTCGATCATCTGCAATGTTTCAGCCATCCTCGCTGTATTCACTTCAATCTTGTTCTGATTTTCGCTCGGGATGACCCCTTCCTCTACTTTCATTTGATAGAGCGGGAGAACCTTGTACGTCCGTCCACTCGTCTTGATTCCCATGATGATGAACCAATACCATAATAAGCTAGATTGTCAAGGAAGCACGATAAAGCAGACTACTGCTAGAATTATCCGCAGCGACTCCCATGCTCAGGGCACTTATGCTCAGCGATTCCATGGTTAGGATCAACCACCTTACCCTGTTTGAACTCCATCATCATCGAGAAGTCACCATCGCGCGGAATGCTTCGCATAATCAAATCGGCATGCCGATGCTGAGCATCATCAGCCGACATACTAGTCACCATCAATGGCTGTGATTGCTGCGCTTGTAACATCACAAGAGCATTGTGTTCCCGATCGTCCTGCTTCCTCATATGATTCTTCACTATCTCGAAATCATTCCTCAACTTCTCATTCTCATTCTGCACCTTCTCAAGCGAGTACATCACTACCTTGACTTCACCATTGATCTTATCTCGTAAATCCTTCTCCATCGCTACCATCTCATCAACCGTCGCCTTGCTACGCGCATCCTTCTTCAACACCTTCAATTCCTTCCCCCGTCTCCATGCCGAAAAACCGAAAAAACTCATCACCAAGCCCACGTATGGACTTGCTACTTCCATCCAATTCCAAATCCACTTCGCATGTTCAATCATTGTATCGGTATTAACTGCATACTTCTCGTTCATGAAAGCGCCAGAAAACACACTAATCATCATCATCATACACATAATAAACACCATTCTCGCTTTTCCGCCTCTGGCTTGCTTCTCCTCGTGCATTTTGCGCTCCGGTTTGCGTGACTGCTACCACAACCACCTACTCAGTAAGAAATTACAACGGAAAGCATGCTAGTCAAGACAACCAATCATGTTATCTTATGTCAAGACGAGAGCAGTAAGCGCGTAGGCACGTGGGCGCATAAGCGCATAGGCGCATAGGCGCATGGGCGCATTACCAATCATGGCGACGAAGAAACTTAGCTCCAACCGGCCTGAGAAGGTATCCGCAATCGGCGGCCCCTTCGACGGAAAACTGCTCCCCAAAAGAGGAAAGATTATCGACTTGCCGTTGATCTTAGGGCAGTCACCATCTACTACCACTCACCATGACGACGATGAATCACGCGAGCGCAAACCTGTCGCTAGTTTTCACCGCTACTACCTTCTCACCCACCAAACCCTCGGAGTTCACTACTTTCATCAATCTCTCACAGATGGCAAAATCTTCTTTACTGAAAGGCCATCCAACGACCACGACATCGGTGGCGACGACACTAGTGGAGATTGAAAAACCACCTGGCGAGGACGATTAGGTGCTGTGCTTGTTTCTCCTAGCCCAACAACAGCAATCATCTAACTCATCGCAACCCTGGAAGGTCAAAGTCAATGAGGGTGATCTTGAGCTCATCGGCCTTATTTTCACGATTATTCTTAGTCTTGGCATATGGTTGGTTATGCATCTTTTCACTAAGCTGCTCCTCGATGAATGTGAAGATCCCAAGCGAAACGCAACGCGAAATCGAGGAGCTAAACGATAATGTGAATAAGCTTGAGAAGACGATAGGTGCGCTAAAGCGCGAGATGACGACAATCAGGAAGGCGTTGCTACCGAATGCGAAGGTCGAGTGACCTTATATATGCCTATCGCATTTGGACCGAGTGGGAATCGAACCCACGCGCTTCACGTTATGAGCGTGCTGCTCTACCTTTGAGCTATCGGTCCAGGGGGTCATCACCTATTTCACCTATTTTCTACTCGCCCAAAAGTGCGGCAATCTATGCTCCACATTTTCAATCTCAACCTTGAACCCACACTTCTCTAAATGCTTCCCCATCAATTCCCGATCATACTTTATCTTTCCCAATTCCATCTTACTCACCACACTCTCAACAATAGCCCACGGATTGCCCATAATGAAATCACCAGGCAATTCGTGCAATTCCCCACAAATCTTCCTCACCCTTCCGAGTTTCTTGCTTTCTAGTAAAATTGGCCACTCGCTCCCCTCGCAGTCCAACTTAAGCAAGCTAATCTCATGCTCTTTACTATCATGCAATACCATCTCTACTAAGTCGTCAAACAGCAACCCGCTAAACAAATGTGCATTTCCTTTGCATCCTTCACTTCCTCCATCACCATACACTAACGAGCATCCGCCAGTATTAATCCCCAATTCCATTGGCTGACCAATCGGGCTCTCATGCCCAACTACCGCAGCCCTATGCGTAAACATATGCAAGAACCTTTTCGTCCCAGCAGCAATATGCTGCAATGCCAACTCTTGTACGTTATACGCTAACAACTCAAAATTCTCAGGATGGCTCTCATACGCGAAGATATACCCACTATTCATCCTGCTCGCACATGCCACAACAAAACTTCCAACGTGCGCCCCAATATCTACCACCACCGGTAGCCCATCACCATCACCATCATATTCAATCATTCTAGGTAACTTATACTCATTATGCCTCACCACACTATCAAAGATATTCTTATCCCACGTCCCATCCCTAAACCTCAGCGCACACATATCTCTACGCCCACCCTCCAACTTCGTCTACCTTACAATTCGCCTTCATCCACTTCACAACGTCACTCTTCGTCAACACACTCCTCACAATTACCGCATTTCGCAACTCCTCCCCACCCTCTTCTCGATCCATCACACAATACACCCTGCTAACATTCAAGCCAACCACATCCTTCAAATACTTCAACGTATCCATTGCCGATCCGCCAGTAGTAATCACATCTTCAGCAATCGCAGTCAAGCTATGCTTGCTCTTCGGTACTTCACCCACCAGCCTCCCGCCTAGCCCATGCTCCTTCTCTTTCTTCCTTACATAGAAGAACTTTCGATTCTCAAAGTCAACAACATCAGACGGATAGTCCCCATACTCGATCGTCCCATGCATTGCCGCCGCAGCGGCAACCAACGAGCACCCCCCAATCTCCACACCAGCCAAACCAACAACGTCATCTTCATGCATCCAACTTGACAAAATCTGACCTAAATGCATCGCTACGAACGGATGCAAACTAAATCCCTTAGCATCAAAATAAAAGTCGCTCTTCTTGCCAGATGCTAGCTTGAGCTCGCCAGTCTTGGCATAGCTCGCCGCAATTGGCAGCAGCCGCTCACGGCACCCCGGAATATCAACCATCATTCTCTCCCAAGTGATGCTGGCTCGTGAACATACGGCACACCTAACACCCTACTCAAACCAATCTCATCATAATCATCAGCCCATACATTCAACGTTTGAGAATACCGATCAACAAAATACCAACCATCATGACGAACAGCGATCAACCCTGCTGAAGCCACTAATCTGTCATTAGATCTAGCAAAATCACGAGCCATGTCAACATGCGCCGGGCAACCAGACATCAAATAATCACCTGTAATCAAAAACGCATACTCACGAACTTGCTTGCTGCTATCCCATACGCTAACATACTTCACTACCTCACCACGGGAAGAATTGCTAATCCTTCTCATCAATGATTGAGCATCAGTCATGCTGCAATAACTACCCATGCCAACCACCCATCCTATGCCTCCACCTGTAAGGAAGGAAATGAATTCGGTTATGCATCAATACTGTCGCTCAGATCACAACCATCATCTAACACTTTGCGTTCTGCTTTTTCATCCCTATTGATCGCAGCATCATCACTGAATAATCCCGCACTCTTGTCATACCTTCTCTTCAACTTCTCAATGTTCTTCCTCATCACATTTTCAAAACTCAATCCAAGCGCATCCAACCCGAGCGCAATATACCACATCACATCGCCAATCTCTTCCTCTAAATTAGCCTCGTCCAACCTCTTCCCGTACATCAAATGCTTCTTCACTTGATCCAGGAACTCGCCAGCCTCAGTACACAATCCAATCGCCGAATGCAACAGCCTAACATTCCTAATCTCCTCCAATCTCTTGATGATGCTAGCATAGTCTTTATTCTCAGTCCGAACAGCGCAATTCACATATTCGTCAATCCCATCAATCAAACCCATCAGTCTTCCTCCTACTGGGGGAGTCATAGATTCGGTCTTCGTTATGCGACTACAACTACCACTATTCGCCTTCTTCCTTTCCAAGCTATCAACATTTACAATCGGCCCGCACATCCCATCGTCCAGTCCACTCGTATAGTGATACCAGAACCCGCTTGGCATCACCACCAGCACTTTATCATCGCCTTCAAATATCAACTTATAGCACTTCGAGCAATAGCATGCCTTGCTATCTTCAGGATTCCACTTACTGACATTCGCTCCAAGTGGATTCATCTTACTCTACGCAATTGCTCTCGACTTGATCGCCATCTTTAGTCTCTCTGTATATTCATCCGCGACAATCTCAATATCATCCATTAGCTCAATATCCAGGAACGCACGACCGTACTTGCTAGCGATTTGCAATCTTTCTCCACACACCAAGTAGTCATACTCTAAATCACCAGCTTCCATGTCCGCATCCATTACCGCACCAGGCCACGGGTACAACGCATCAAACTTCTCTGCAATCACCGTCGCCACCATATCTTCAATCATCTGAAACTCAACTAACTCCTTCTTGATAGGTCTAATCACATCACCAACATATGCCTCCGCTGCATCATGTAGCAAAGCCTCAAGCTCATACTTCTTTTCCACCAAGTTAGCAACGAACATCGAATGCTGCGCCACACTCCAATGCCGAATAGTTTGTCCATTGAACCTACAAATCTTGCTCAGTGCAATCGCAATCCCCCTTACTGTGAAGATACTCTCATCAATATCATCTAAGTCAAGCAATCTCCCACCAGCTACGCCAATCTTGATATTCAGCTTCCCGCTATCTTGCTTATTTTTTTCAGCAGTATCAATCTTCTCATTCTTCTTCTTACCCATCTACTCATCCTCACCAACGCCATCCAACTCTTTCTCAATCATCAACATCGACGTATCAACCCCAGCCTCCCCAAGTAGGGAAAAAATTAGCTCGCTCATCTTCCTGCACGCACCATCGTCCAACATTCCACTATTCACAGCATACATCAACAGCTTCAACATATTCGTCTCTTCTTTACTCCCACTCTTCGTCCATAACTTCACAACTGTTCCAATGCTCATCTTCGCAATTTCATCAACCTCAATCCCTCTCACCACGTTCGCCAACGCAAACCACTTCGTAAACGCAATCCTCCTATTCCCTCTTTCTACATCCAGCAAATACGGCGGGCTCACCTGCAACGCCTTCGCCACGCCACTCAAGCTCAATTTTGCTCCCAATCTCTTTTTCTTAATATACCATCCAACATCGCTCATCTGTTTGGAGTGGAGGGATGGCCTTGCACCGTCCGATGCTTGCAGGTTGGTTTCGCTCTTGATTGTCATTGCCTTACAGCCTCAACTTCATCAATACTCGATAGCCAAATTATTCGCCAGCAAAATAAGATTGACGCTAGCAGAGTCAATCCCTCTCACGTCAGCATTATAATTACCAGTAGGCCAAACCTCAACCAGCCACCTTCCATACTTGTCATTCTCATTCTTATGCGATCTCACCACAACCTCGCTCCCAAATGGACACAATTCAACAACCTTAGCCAATGCTTTCATTCCAAACTCATGCTCTTCACCCCTAATCTCAGGAGTGTTAATCCCAATTAGCCTGCAAACCTCTGTGCGCTTCGTTCTGAATCCGCAATCGAACTCAATAATTACAGTATCACCATCAATCCATCTAACCACCTTACCCTTCCAAACCCACTGATGGCTCGGGCGGTTCTCCATCGGTAACTTTTGCTTGTTAGCCATTGCTATCCATCCACCCCTAAGTAAAAAAGCACCATGCTACTTGCACATTCTCTGGGGATTGAGGGGATCGGGTTTTACACCGACAGTCGCAAGTAGCATGGTGCGCCGCGTCCGTCATCACAACACAGACAAGGAGCAAGAGTGCTAAGTCTTTGTTTCATGGGGTCAGATCAAGCGCACCTGCACTGATACCCGGTGCAGGATCTCCCTGCACACCATGCAACCTAGCTCACTTGAACTACTTGATCTTACATCATTATTTACACCACTTGCACGTTCTCGGCCCCTCCAGCCTTTTCCCCTGCCATCTTCCGCACAGCAAACACCACCGCAGCGCCTTCCTCCACCTTGTCAAAACTCATCCCGTTCATCAAGTCCTTCACATGGAAGAAGTAGCTCCATCCGTCTTCCGCGTCGATGAACCCAAACCCACGATCCACCATCTTCTTATTCACAACCCCATGCAGCGTTGCCCCAACCGGGCTCGCCTCGCCCTTCTCGGCGCTCCGCTTCTCGCTGTAGAACTTCCTGCATGCATCACAATAAAACCTTTGCCCCTTCCTGGGATAGAACGTAGTCAGGATCTTCCGCTCACCCTCGTGCGTCGGCGATTCGCACTCCCGGTAGTGCTGCTCGTACCTCAACTCCAAGTCTACCAGCATCTCATCCAGCCACAGCATATCGAAGTCCCTAACCCCGCTGTCGTTCTTCTCGTCAATCAACATCGGGGAGCAACTGCCGTGGATGCTCGCCAGGCAAACCCTCTTGCCCAAGCTTCTAATAGCCTTCAGCACCGGCGCGAAGTCGCCATCTCCAATCACAGCAACCGCGATGTCATACGCATTCGGAATCGCGGCGTGGTACAACATACTCGTCGCCAGTGCGATGTCTACGCACTTCTCCCTGGGCTCAAACTGGTCGTCCTTGTCCCGATCCGCCTTCCGAACTGGCCGCCCACGGAAGTCAACCGAGAACGCCTCGACTTGGTAGTTATGCTCCTCCCTCAGCAGCGCGAAGAAGTTCTTTCGCCTGCTCACCAAGTCCTCGTCGGACCTCGCGTAGTTGGTCGCATAGCTTCCGAACAGGCTCGTCCGCACCAAGTCGCACGCACCGTTGATGTGCTCTTCGACTTTCCTCTTGAGGACTTGCGGCAACTTGCCGAAGTCTACGCGATATTCGTCCTTGCCATATGTATCGCTCAACCGTGGCAAGTTACAATACAGCCAAGTCCCATCTACGAACACCATTACCTTAGCCACTGCATTCCTCCATTCTTGAATGTTGAGCCACAGTAGCTCAACAACCTTGCTTTTACTGGTTGGTGCGAGCGGCGGGAGTCGAACCCGCACTCTCAGCGAGAAACCGATTTTAAATCGGTTGCGGCTACCGATTACGCCACGCTCGCGTCACTTGCTTACCTTCCAACCCTATAGTCCTTCTTCACCACTCCGCAATTCTTCACCCCTCGCATATGACTCGGCCTGAAGAATGTCCCAACCAACCTACCAAACAACGGCCTATCATCACTGTACGTCGCAAAATTACCCCTAACTACATGCAACGCATTATCTCCATACCCAACCCCAATTCTTCCATTACCAGGGGGAGTCGTGTTTTGGCTGCTCAACTTAATCTTCTTTCCATTCCCATCATCTACAACCAACTCATAATACTTAGCCTCGCACTTATCCCCAAACGTTTGCTTGAACTTCTTTCTCTCACGTTCTTTCATTCCACCATTACTACCATCTGACTCCAACTTCACATTCTTACAGTGCATAATCTTCAGGCATTCAAACAACGGCAACACAGTGTCAATCAACGCGCCATGTACAACTACAGCATCATTAATTATTCCCTCCCACGGCTCGCCTTTCAGCAACGGAGCCCAACACAGAGGGTTATTGCTTTCTTCTCTCAACACAAACCCGCCTTCACCATCAATCATAAACATCGCAATCCAATGCGCCATCACAGGCTTTTTCCCACTAACTGCAAACACCGGCATACAGAACATCACCCATCTCACAGTCGGATACTTAGCAATTAGCTCATCGTAAACATCAGGGTAAATACTAACCTCACCATTCTCGACCTTCTTTCGATCGAATCCAACGTAGCACGCCAACCCAGTCCTGCCATGTGGTGGGTTGCTTGCTACGAACCCTCTTTTTCCGAAATACTCTACCCAAAAGCTATCGAACGGAGGCGCAACGCAAGGCCACTGCTCTCGCCACTTAGGCTCATAATGCCCATCACCATTATTATCAAACGCTTTCTCCATCCCATCCCAACGTCTATTCTCAATTGCATCCTCTACCCTATCAGACGCAAATGTTGCCTCGATCATCGGCCCCTTTCTAATTACATCTTCCAAATCATTCAATGCTTCGCGCATCTTGTTCGTTGGTGGGATGCACTCCAAGCCTTCAACACCAATTTGCGCAGCTAAACGCATATCATCACTCCTTAACATCTTCACTCTCTACATCATTCATCTTCTGCGCTCCCTCCAGCAATACCCTCTCAACATCCTCCCACTTCACCCTCCATCTCCCACCCTTATTTGGGCTCGTCTTCAAAGCCTTCAACTTCCCACTCTTAATCCACGTCAGCAGCAAATGCTTACTCAAACTCGCCCTTGCAGCAGCTTCTTGGATGCTGATATACACTGGCTCGCTCATGCAGAAATATTACCACCATTCCAGCCATAGTCAAGCACGCTTAGGTACAAAGTACGAGGTTTCTGGCGAGTTCTCGCGGGTTCTCGTGCTTGCTATTCAGCCTCACTCTACCGTGTTACTATTCCCATACCGGAGGCCAACGCTCACCATGAATTGCGAACGCTGCGGACACCCATCTCCAACTCCAATCTGTCAACTCTGCACGCGCATTGAAACCCGCGAGCGTGAGGCACGCGAATCACGCGATCAACCCACGGCTTCCCCTGTAGGGGAAGGATATGCTCAGGTGAAGGTCTGTCGCTGTGGGTGTTCTCTTTACAACATCAGAGAGAACCCATTTAGCATCAAGTGCAATATGTGTGGGACGCCGTATGTTATCTAACCATATCAACCACAAATAGTAAGAGCCAGGCGCAACCATTCAAGGTCACACCCAGCCCTTACTATGTGCCAGGCCGCTTCAGCTATCGGATACCGACAGCCTACCTCTACTTCTTACCTCGCGCAGAAGTTCTTCATAATCATCACATTACTCCCACTGCCACACCTATCCCAACTTCGCCATCTTGTCACTCACCTTCTTCTGCTTATCCCTCAACCAATCTCCAAATCCTTCAACCCTCCCGCATACTTCCTCATCACACTCCACATGATATTCCCTAAACAACCCATTCAACCCTTCCTTCAACCCGCCCTTCTTATTCAAGCATTCCTTCGTTAGCACAGGCACTCCACCAACCCCCTCGCCCTCACTCACCATTTTCTTCACCCCTTCCACGTCCCCAGTAAATAACGCAACCGGAATTCCCAATTCCCTGCCTCTTAACTCCTTGATAAACTCCACCCCATTCATCCCATTCAACTTAAAATCCACCAATACCAAATCCGGCGTATATCCTCCGTCAATCAAATACAACGCTGTCTCAGCAGCCAAGCACGTCATCACATCCAAATTCGGGTTGATCTCCTTCAACCCTCGCTCAATCAACTCCAGCACAGCGTAATCATCGTCTACCACAAGCACATCCAACCCTAACTGCTTCACCATATCCTTCAGCTTCAGTAAGATCGTGCGCGTATTCTCACCACCGTCGCGCATTAGGCTCGCTCCTCCTCATCCGTATCAACTCTATCCTTCACTGTCCCTCCTCTAATTCTACTTCCCAATCTCTCAATTACCTTCCCCTGCTCAACGAACGCATCCCTCATATCCTTCCACATGCCCTTCAATTCTTCAGCATGCGCTTCTTGCAGTCTATTCACCTTATCCCACAGCTTGTAAATCGCAATCGACATACCTGTAATCACAGGCGTCAAAATACCAATCACCCACGTCACGATCTGCTTAATAACCTCCAGATCGGTCGGGCTCGCCGGGCTATTCGCTCCCATCCATTCATACTACCACCATCGACAACCAATCAACATCAAGCCCTGCCTTTCTCTTCTTCCTCTTTCTTCTCCTTCTTGCTCCCATCATCAACATTCAAAGCCGCCCCCATGAACGCATGCAACACCCTCTCTAACTTCCACCACTCAGCATATGCGACAATTGTACACAACCCACCATATACCCCAGCACCAACAATCACCATCCACGGCATGCCACCCTGCCACAATGCAATCAACGCTCCAATCATCATCCATTCATCAAACATCACAATCAACCTACGCTTCAACGCATACCCGCTCAGCGTCGTAAATATACTATTAAACTGATAAACGTTGTTGTACTTCTTCAATTCTTCATTATCATTGACATGACCGAATCCCAACGGACCACCGACAGGGAACCCCTGGAACTCTACCACTGGACTCCTCCCGTTCTTGCTCGTACTCGTCACTACACACCGTCATGCCAGTACGTTCTTCCATCTCTCAACTCCGCGACCAACGCACTCCCGTGGTAAATCTCCACGCACTCACTCTCACCATCCTCCACCACCTTCTGTGCGACATCATGCGCGCTCTTTAAATCTCTACCATAAACATCTCGCTCTTTCTTCTTTCCATTCTCATCAACCATAATCACCCGGTACTTCTCGTTGAATGCCATCGCTCTTCTCCTCCTTCCAAATTTCCCCTACAGGGGGGCCGCTGTTTGATTCTTCCTACATCACTACATCGTTACATCTTACTATTCGCTCTTTTCTTAATCATCTTCATCAGCAAACTCTTCCGCGGCTTTCTCTCCTTATCACTCAACTTCTTGGCCTTCCCATTCCTATAATCCTCAATTCTCTTCACCGTTGCCTTCGCACTAACATATACTCCTAAGCACATCTCCTTCCCTCCAATTGGTCCAGCATTACTAGCAAACCTCCTCGCCTCCTCTTCAAATCTATCCAACTCTTCATCCGTCATCTCAACGATAATCCCACTTCTGTTCGTTGGCTCAAACCCAAACACTTTTCCGTAAGCCTTCCCCCTCTCAATGCAGTCAGTCCAAAATCTATCAGGAACGAGCAGCCTATGCTTACGCTTACCGCTCATATTACTCATATTACTCACCATCCTTCTCCTTGGCGTCTGCAATCTCACTCTTCTTATCCATCCCACTTGCAACCTCCTTAATCATCATCGGGCCGAAAATGACTAATAAAGCTGCCATCATCATGTTTGTGAGCATATAAAGTGCGCAGACCAAACCAAGCCAGAAACCACAAGTAACACCATACTTACAACATATCAGTGTGTTGCCAATGAAAAACGTAAGCAACCAAATAAGCGCAACCCACAACTTGAACACCAACATCTTGATCTTATGTAGGTTGCTCATCGCTTATCTCCATCCTCCCCTCTCCTTCTCCCCCACTCCACTTCTTATTACTCTCACACCCAAAAATACTCACATTCAAACCAACCCCGTGCTTCGTGCTCATCAAATTTACATTCAGTCCAGGGTACGCTATTTTCAATACATTCAACCACTCGATACATCCACGTTCGATCTCACGTCCAACATTCAACCAAAACCAATTCGCCCCTCTTCCTCCAAATACTTTCACCACTTCATGACTCATTCCATCTTTTTCCTTTTCACTTAGCCTGCCATCATTATCAAGCATCCGCACCAAATCCTTAGCCTTGCGAACTCGCAACTCATGCAATGCGTCTTCACGTGCTAGTGCTTTATCATACTCATCAGACATTGTGTCATTTACTCCTCATGCTACTCATCGACCAATCATGCCCGACTTCCCCTGTAGGGAAGAAATTAAACTCAGCTTAGCATAATCGAATAATCGCCCATCTCCTAATCACAATCCTTCCAGTCGTCAGGCCAGTCGTTTTGCCTGTCGTTCTTGACCAACCACACTGCAAGTGCAATTGTAATGACCACCATAAACCATTCAAACATGGCCGTCTCGCACCCTGGAAGGCAGGCCCGTACAAAACACATACCACAACAACCACGCAAGTCAAGCGAGATATAGTTTTCTCATTATAGCATACACATTCAATTGCTTACTAAATATATCATCAATCATTATTCATAACCACCCATTCAATTAGCCTATGATAAATGCTCACCGGGCAAACGCCAGGGCGGGAGCGCCGGAT